CTATACCTACTCTTATTTTAAATGAACTATATTTAAAAGGATGGGACAATTATAATAGTTGGATCACTCGAAAAGTCATTATTCGTCATGAAATAATGCATTATAAACAATGGCAAAGGAATCCTTACAAGTTTGAAAATCCTAATATTATTAGTTTATTTTGTAATGAAGTAGAAGCCAGTTTTGGAGCAATATCAAAATATACTTTATATAAAAAAGCGAAATTATTATTTCCTATAATACATACTGCGGTCAAGTCTTGTTTAGGATTTTATGAAATACGACGTAGAAATCTATAAAATTCGGAATAATTACTTATAATGTCTAACTCATTCCTTTCTTCCTCTCTCAAATTCACTGAACAAGATTTTCGTAATATTTGTGCGCAATATGGTTTTTATGTAAGCCCTGTTAATATGCGTGGACCTATTGATATTTTTGATTGTACTAATAACACAATTAAGAATGTTCCCCGTGAAAATCCTAATCATAAATATGTTTACGTGGAGGCGGTTGAATATAAAGTCGGTGGACTTCCTGGTTATTTTGCTTCCTTAAGAGCCAGTAATGATCCAAGAAATAAAGTTGCATTTTATGAAGTATTCAAGAACTTCGATAAAGAATTTGTTAAATTTGCATTAATTAATGAAGCAGGATTAGCATGTGGTAAGGTTAGTAACAATGAAGGATTTTTAAAGAGATAAAATTTATGGATAACAAAATAGCAAAACAACAGTTAAGAGAATACGGATTTAATGTAGCAGAAGATGATTTGGATGGTCCTATAGGATTATTTGATTGTATCACCGGAAAATTCTATACAAAAAATTATGAAGAATGTTTTAGAAATAATCGTTTAGCATGGGAAGCAGCAATCATATTATTTGATACCCTTGAAGAATTTATTGATAATGTTATTGCGCCATATCAAGAAGACGTAACTATTAATAGTAATGAAATTTTTGAAGCATTAGTGGCAAATACTACTGTTCCAGATACCATTAAAGAGAAAGCGCCACCTATTAAAGATTATCTCAAAGAACATGACACTTATATCACGTTTTCTGAGTTTTTAACTGAAAAAGAATGGCCTTATAACAGTAAGCTTACAAAACAATATTGGGCTAGATTTGCTCGTATTGAAGTTCCTGAATGTTTAAAACATCCTTTACCTGATATTTAAAAAGCAATTGACTTAACCTCTAAACCATGATACAGTAAATCATGTTCTCAAAATCAAAAGATCACAACATTAATTATCTCGCATCAATTGTACGAATTGATTCTTTTAGAAGTCACCCTAATGCGGATCGTCTTCTTCTAGCAAATGTTCAAGGAAATGTAGTAATTACCGGTATTAATTCTCAACCGGGACTATATTGTTATTTTCCTTTAGAATGTGCAATCAGTAAAGATTTTCTTTCTTATTCTAATTCATATTCTGATAAAGATTTGAATGCGGATAAAACTACTAAGGCGTTCTTCTCTTCATCAGGTCGGGTGAAAGCCCTGAGCTTACGTTCACAAAAAAGTGAAGGATATATTATTCCTGTTTCTTCTCTCGAATCCTTTATCAAAGATGTTCTTGGTAAAACAGTTGTGATTGATGGCACTTTTGAAGGAACTGATTTTGATACTATTTTAGATCATCAACTATGTCGGAAATATATTCCACAAGGGCAACGTATTCCTAATAATACTTCTAAAAAGACTAGAGGTAATGTCAAGAAATATCAATCTAAATTAGTTGAAAATCAATTTCATTTTCATCCTTCAACTGAACAGTTAAAGAAAAATATGTCTAAACTTGCTTGGGACGATACTATTGCTATTACTGAAAAGTACCACGGCACATCATTTGTTGTTTCCAATGTTATAGTTAAAAAGAAACTTTCTCTAAAAGAAAAGATTGCTAAGTTCTTTGGTGCTGATGTAAAAGATACAGAATACGGCATTCTTTTTTCATCTCGTAGTGTCATAAAGAATCAAGCATTAAATGATGATAAAGAAAATAATCATTATTATGATACTGATGTTTGGAAAATTGCATCTGATAGACTATCTCCTTCTCTAAAACAAGGTTATAGTTTTTATGGTGAAATTGTTGGCTATACTCCTACTGGCGCTATGATCCAAAAACCATACGATTATGGTTGTGCAGAAGGTTCATTAGATTGTATTGTTTATCGAATGACTTTCACTAATAACAACGGCGATGTTTTTGAACTATCTCATCCTCAAATGGTAGAGTATTGTAACCGTTATGGTATCAAAACACCATATGTTCATTACTACGGTAAAGTGAAAGATTTATATGATCTTCAAAAAGATAATCATTGGCAAGAAGATTTTCTTCAACAAATGATTGATGATTATCTAGAAAAGGATTGTAGATATTGTGTAAAGGTGCCGAATACTCCTGCCGAAGGGGTTATTGTTAGAGTCGATAAACCTAATCAATGGGAAGTATACAAATTGAAATCTTTTCGTTTTCTGACCGCAGAATCGATTGAACTTGATAAAGGTGAAATTGATACGGAAACACAAGAATCTATTATTGAGGAAATTTAATTATGAAACATTATAGTAAATCTTATAATCCTGGGGCATGTTGTGGCGATGGTTGCACCTATGCCTTTCTTTCAACAGAAGAGAAACCTTGTTGGGGAGATGTCGAAGTTGTAGATGAACAATGCAATGAAGATTTTACTGATTGTGAATGGATACATGCATGTGAAGGACATAGAGAATTAGCTGATAATTACAACAACGATTATTATATTCCTGAACTAAATGTTTAAATCAAAATCATATAAAAAATCTAATTGTTGTGGTGGAGCAGAATGTAACTTCATAAGTTTCTCAACGGAAGAAACCTCTTATTGGGATATATTTATGAAAGAACTTTATCCAGATGACATTTCTGAATTTGTTCCTGTTGAATATGAAAAATGGGAAGATTTCTGCAAACGTCCATATCCTGATTATATTCCTGAACCAAATGTTTAAATCAAAATCATATAAGACCGGTGAACATGGCGAAGAATGTAATTGGGATCATATCTCTTCTCTTAATCAACCTTGTTGGGGAAATGTGAAATGCTGGTTTAAAATGGAAACAGCGGAAGAACATCATTATTGGTATTTCTATACTTGTGAAGGACATAAAAAATGTGAATGGGAACGCTTCTATGATGATGAATATATAATCCCAGACCCTGAATATATTCCTGCACCGAAATAATCATTAATCTTATCAGTCATATGTAAATAAAATTATATGACTGATAAATTCGATGACTATATAAATTCTATCTTGGAAGCTTGTTGGAAAGGCTATAAAAAAGTAGGAATGAAAAAGAAAGGAAAGAAGATGGTTCCTGATTGTGTTCCCGTTGAAGAAAGTTCAACCCCTGCATGGCAAAGAAAAGAAGGTAAAAATCCCGAAGGCGGACTTAATAAAAAAGGAGTCGAATCTTATAAAAAAGAACATCCCGGTTCCAAACTAAAAACTGCCGTAACTACCGATCCTTCTAAATTGAAAAAAGGAAGCAAATCTGCTAAACGTAGAAAATCATTCTGTTCCCGTATGAAAGGCTTAAAAGCTAAACTAACTTCTGCTGAAACTGCACATGATCCTAATAGCAGAGTGAACAAAAGTTTAAGAAAATGGCATTGCTAATATTTAAAGAATCTTAAACATTTCTTTACCCTCTTCATCCAAATATTCTAGAAAATATCCATTAGATGAATATCTCTTATTCAGAATTTTAATCAATCCTGAATGATGTTTCCTATGACAGTTACAACATAAACAAATACAATTTTGTAACGAATATTCTTCGCCTTCTTTAATTCGATGAACATCTAATAATTCATATTCATCAATATCACAAATTGCACAATGATGATAGTTCAATTTAAATGCCTTCTTGTGCATTCCAGTATTTAAAGACTTGCCAGATAATCATCAAGTTCAGGAAGTCCTCTATGATATGCTTCTCTTGGCAATGAATGATCTTTAGTTAAATCTCCATAATCTTTAAGATAATCACTTTCATTCCAATCATCATGAATACTAGTATCGTATGTCTTTCTAATCTGTTCTAATTCTTCTTTAGTATAAACCGATTCAGCTTGAAGAGTATGTAAATTAAATCCTTCAAAACTACCATATTTTTCTACTTGAGTTATTGCTGCTTTACAATAACATGTAAAGATTTTTTGCTTTGATTTAATCTTGAAAAAATCAGAAAAAAAATGCGAATATCCATACATTCCATCAAAGATACTAATATCATAATTTTTTTCACAAAAAACATCTCGATCTATATTATCGTTTAATGCCCATCCATCTAAGTTAAACAATGCTCCATAATTTACTAGAGTCGAAACGAAATGACGGGAAAATGACCCATTCGCTCCACAATAATTAATAAGAATATTTGGATTCTCTTTAATCTTATTCAAACAATAAAAGATCAATATAGTGGAAACGAAACAACCGCGATTCTGCGATATAATTAAATTCTCTCCATTATATAAATCTTTAATGATATTTTTGTGAATATCATTATATTGCTTTGGTTGATTAATCTTATCTAAAGTGTGAACCATCCCGATATTTACTTTTCATAAATTCGTAAAGTAATATATGACCATTTCCAAATATAGTTCTCCTCTACCTTCAAAGTTACCATATCATCAATAAAGATTTCATTCTTTCCGTGATTTAAAAATGAAAACCTATAAACCCCTAAATTATTCTTGATAAAATTAAACCAAAAATTCTTAGCAACAGTACTATGACTTGTAGAAGATTCCAATACTTTATATTTTGGAATCAAAAATTCCTTAAAGAATTTAGTCATTAATCCTTTCTCCGATGATTTAGATTTCCATATATAATTAACCTCGTAACTTGATTTTAACTTTTGAATAGATACATTAAGAATAATGTTAATATTCTTTTCGTCTAAAAGATAATAAGATACATTACCGTTTATTCTTATATGACGAAAGAAATTATAACCCCACAACTTTCCCATGGGAATTAAATCCTGCATGAAGTTTTCATCATTTTGTATATTTTGTTCCGAAGATTGTGGAACAGAATTGTCCATACTAGGACTCTCCACCAACAATTTATAAAATTCACTAAACTTCATATTTAATTAAATTCCCGGATGTCCTTGAATAAATTGATTAGCCAAATCCCTAATACTATCTGCAATACTTTCTAACTTCCTACGATATGACTTAACCGCCGCTTCATCCGCCGCCATATCTAATTGATCCACTTGCTTCAATATCTGCTTAGCAATTTTAACCTCTTGCTCCTCAGATAAATTATCCCCTTCTTCCACATCAATAATATTAGATTCAATCGGTTCCTTAGTAAATGTCAAAGGACCAACCTGCACAGGAGTTATCATACTCTCATAAATGGTTTCTAAGTTTTCCATATTAAATCTTAGCAAGGAACTTTTGTAAATTCTCTACAATATATGCACGAATCTCATCAGAATGCTTGGAAGGATACTTAGATAGTTTTTTATCTAATGCAGCATAAGCCTCCGCCACCCTTCCATCATCTCCAATAATATATTCTCTATTTTCTAAAATTCCTTGGACATAACAGTTCATACCACTAGGCTCGTATACGGCGTCAACCGCGATCAAGATAGGATTTTTTACTAGGTTTCCACTAGATGATTCTTGTATGACACCTAAGCATTTTGTTGAGGCTCCGAATATAAAATTTGATTTTATAAGCCCTTCGAGGATGCGGCCAGCAGGATTAGCAGTAATAACTTCTGATTTACCGATATATGCATCAGAATCATTATTATCCCGTTTTAGCGATATTATCTTATGAGCAATACGTTCCAACGATACATCTGGGGAATCGCTGTGATTACATTCACCCCCCGCTCTATTTTTCTTTACATACTCTTCGATAAAATTATTAACGGCTGGAACCATTTCATCCTCTTCATAAATGCGACCATTTTTATTTTTTTTATTCAAAACGATAAAGGGGCCAGAAAAATATATTTTCTTATCCGCTTCTTTGTTCTCTTGAACCATTTCATATTGAAGATCGTATAAGGGCGATTCGACTATCAGTTTTCTCTTTATTTGCATATAAGATTATTTATATAATCGTTATATTTAATCAAAAATTCAAAAATCACAGTTCAGAATGTTTAACCATATGCGCAGTACATTCCTTTAAAATGTTCAGTTCTTTAGCAACTGTATAGGCACGCGAACTCGCCTTTATCCATTTTGTGATATTGTTATATAATTTGGCATCTGCTAATATTGAATCAGCATCCCACTGTCTTTTTAATCTCGTCATATGTGCTGAACATTTATCAAAAAGATTTAATCTAATTGCGGAAGAATATGACTTGGGTGAACAAGTGTACCAGTCTTTTAACGATGTATATTTCTGCGCTTCCTTTAAGATTGATTCTTCATTCCATGATAGATGTTTCTTCTCTAAATGTTCAGTTACAAGATGAACCAATCCTTTATTGTTTAAGAAATTATACGATGATTTATTATTCTTTTGCCATTCAGAAACATATGAATATTTTAAACCTTCTTTTACTGCCTTATCAACATTCCAATCCGTTCTCAGTGGTACCATATGAGCACAACACCAATCAACTAATTTTCGTCTTACTGCTATAGAATACATCTTAGGGGCATTATCATGCCATTGTATTCTGGAAGTAAAATCAAGGGCAGATTGTTTTAATTGGTCATTGCTTATTTTATTGTATAACGATCCTCTAGAGCCACCTTTACTTCTATTCAAAAGGGTTAAATTAGGGAATTCTCTTGTATAATATTCCAAATAAAATTTTTCTCTGTCCGATAAAATATTATTTGGAATATTAGATTCTAATATTTTATATTCAAATTTTATATTTTGTTTTATTTTTTCACTTACAATTCCTTCGCGTAAATGTGTCGAGCGACGTTTCTCCGGGCATACCGTTAATCCTATATAGATACTATTATCTTCAAATAAATATGCATATATTATACCTATGTCATCAACAAAAGGATTAGTCTTATAAACCATATGTGAAGTGCATTCATTTAATATTTTTCTACGTATTGCAAGACAGTACGAAACAGTTGAATTTTTACCCCAATCAGAACGAGTATTATACTTCAAAGCTTCCTGTTTGATCATCTCGTTTGTCCATTTCTTTCTTTTATTATTATTCTGTATATCCATCATTAAGTATTTAATGTAGCACAGAATAACAAACAAGTAAATTACAAATAAGTCCCATATACTGATTGTTCTTTTTTAGGTAAATCAAATTCAGCCCTGCTAAAAGTATCAATATTATATTCTTTAGTGGATAAATCAGGAGGGTTATCGCCTCCTGGTAATCTTCCATATGCAGGAGAATCTCCTGAATTTTCTGATAAGAATTTCTCCACAGGAGCATTGGGTTCGTAGCTGTAGTCAAATCTATTAGCAACTAATTTCCAAACATAATGTTTACCCATAAAATCAACAGGTTTAATATTATCAGCTTTATCAGAAATTTGGAAGCACATTGGGGACTGGCCGAGGGGTCTATCACATGCTTCTGCATCAATAATAAATAAATCTCCTGCTAATGGATAAGTTTCCCCTTGTGGAGAACCCCATGCTCTATTAAATTCTGAAATAGGAATATAAATCGTAATATCAGAATCAGACATAATACCAAATTTAGTTAAGAAAGTTGTATAAGAACTAAATTCAATAATTGCTTTCATTTTTCTTGCATAGAAATAACCGGATGTTGGGTCTTCACCATAAAGGAAATTGTGGGTATTGAAATTATATTTTACGGGTTGATAAGAAATAGTTTGGCCGAAATTATTAACATATTCCTGGTATTGTTGTTTATGGATTTGTTCAATTAGATTTGGTCCACAATTAGGAACGTATGGATTGGTATTAACACTGATTGGATTAGCATTATCACCACTTCTGTTATTCCCAACAGGATTAAATGAATAACCATGTTGGGGAGTAAAGGAGAACAATGAATCAGCATATGCCATGATAATATTTATGTAAATAATTTAAATGGAAGAGTATAATTATAATTTTGAAATCAGTAAGAATCTGAAGATGTTGGAACATGTTTTAGATTCTATGGAGATTAGACGTTATGAAGATATGACGGGTAAGCAAACGGATCGTATCAAGGTTAATTTCATTTATGGGCCAAAGTCTAGAATTCTTCAAGATATAACTGGTAAGCCTGACACAGTTAAATTTCCTATTGTTGCAATGACAACTACTGGAATGAGAAGAGATGATAGTCGTAACAAGAATAAAACAGAAGATATAATTTATAAAAATGAACAAGGAGGGTTTACTAATATCAGAGCTATTCCTTGGAATATTGATGTAGAAATTACTATTCTTGGAAAGTATCAACAAGACGTTGAACAAATTATTCAGAATTTTTCCGTGTTTTTTAATCCATATATCGTGTATTCAATAAGAGAACCAAAGACAGGAAATGAATTGAGAGTAGAAACCCATTGGGATGGAAATATTGGAATGGATTATCCGACAGTAGGAGGAAATCTAGACAATAAAGTTCCGTATCGTTTAACTGCAACGGCTAAATTTACTATTAAGACTTGGTTATTCAGAACAGTTCTAAATCCAGTTAAACCCATCTGTTTCATTTATGATGATATAATTGTAACAGATATGTTGGATTGCGATTATAAAACAACTGCGAATTATGCTTCTGCTAATCAAACGGATTATTATTCAATATCGGGGCAACCGCAATTGAGGTTTGTTAATGAATATTATTTTAGAACGACTGATACGCCTACGATTAATGTAGATGGAGGCGGGTTTCAACAAGTTACTAACTTATATCTTTCTGGTAATAATTCGCTAATGTATCCAATGTCAGCATTTACTATGCCGGATGGAACAGTTATTAATGGTTATCCTATTGATACGTTTTCGTTGATAAGTCCACAAAGATTAAGCTTTCAGATGCCGACTGCTGGGGGGCCGGGATTAGTTGATATTATTGCAGTCAATGATTGTGGATGGAGTAAATTGACTAAAGATGCAAATAGATGTAATAGAGTCGAAAATCCTTATCCAGTAAGTGTACCAGAACATTATAGTTGGTGTGTGGAGCAATATCCGTACCTCAATGGTTTAATTATAACCAGTGATTTAAACGCTCCGACTGTTATCTATGAGGATGCACAGATAATTTATTACGAGCCAGAGGAAGTGGATAGAAATGCAATTATCGAGCAAATTAGAGAATTGATGCAATTGGGGGAAATTACGGTGGAAGATTTGACCTAATGAATTAATTGGTAAATAATTTAGTGTCTTGTTCCCAACGAATAGTATCTAAAAATATTGCCCATACTCATACGGTAAAGGATATTACCGATTTTGCTCAAGGAGTCAATAAAATCACCGTTAATTATCTTCCTTTAAGTGGAGGAACGCTTAGCGGTAATTTAAGCGGATTAACTATCTCTGCTACGAATATATTCATTAATTCGGAAGAGATTACTGATATAGAAATCGTTGATTGGAATAGCACATTTACTACTGTAAGTGGAATGTCGGCAGTATGGGGGAATGGTGGACAAGATACTACTACGACTGTTCAGACTCATTCGGCATCATGGCAGAACAGTATTTTCATTGCTCCTAATAATGGACCGGGATGGTATAATATTCCTATTTCGGTTGATCAAGCAGGATTGATTTTAACTGATCAATCCGTTCCATATTATAGTTATACTTCTTTTCATTTACCTCCTTTAGCAGATGCAGTCGGTCAAGGGGTTTTTAAATTTCTTGCAACTAAACCTGATGCATTAAGTCAATTTTCAGTATATCCCGATAATGGCGATAATAGTGAATGGTGTTTTCGTTTGGGAAGAAATATGGCTCAATATTCTTGTTATGCTAGTGATGTCGGAAATTACTTAGAATTAATATCATTACCCGTTAATGAGGCACAGATATGGTCTTATAATTGGTATGGAACAATTAATTATGGCGACACTTTAAAAGGAAGAGATAGTGGCGCAATTGGATATATGGCCTATAATAAAGATGAGGGAAATTTTTTAGTTTTACTTAATAATGTCATTGGTAATTTTTATACTTATGGTGAATGGGTTGATGTAGTTGATCCTAATACTTTTGATATAACTGAAACAGGAGGTTTTCAAATAAGTTATTTCGTTCCTTGTCCGTATAGATGGGTTGCCTTAAATTATATTGGTAATTGGGAAGACCGTGATTAATGTAAATAATTGAACAATGGCATCACAACAACAGATTAATCTTAACACAGAATTGTATAGAAAGTTTGGAACTTCTGTATCTTCTGATGTGCAGAATGATTTAGATAATATTAATTCAACAGTAACCAATATTCAAAATGATTATCTGCCATTAGCAGGAGGAACGATGACTGGAGATTTACATTTATATAATAATACTCTAGATGCATTATATTCTCCTTCTATTTCTGCGGATCAATTATTAATAGGAGGAAACTTCTTAGGTTCTGCTGCTTTTCAAGATATATCAGCATTTGATGCAGCCGGTTCCGCATTATTTGTTCAAGAAAATTCTCTTCCTTTATCGGGGGGAATAATGAATCAAGATGCCATTATTGCTTTTCAAAATGGATCAAATTTAACACAAGGAACAACTGATTTAGGTATTGGTGGAAATAAAGGTATTTCTTTAAAATGTTCAGTTAATTATGAATTAAATTATCAAGCAGGAAGATTGACAAATTTTCAACAAGACGGTGTAACAGTATATTATCTTCCCCTTGGTTCTCCTTTATTATTTCTTCCAAATACTGCTATTCAAGATTCTAATAATCAAATCAGTATTGATCCTAATGCAAGAGTATTACATAATGCAAATGGAGATGTAATGTTTGATTGGAGCGGAAACACTTTAACAGGTATTGGCATCGATTCAACCGTTGATACTCAAGTGTATTCTAATTCTGCTAATTGGAATGATGTTGTTACTATTGTTACTAACAATTCGGCTATTCAATGGAACTATCAAGGAACAGATATTCAGGTCTTAACTGGTGATTGGCAAAACACTCTAAATACGGTTGCAACTAATAGCTCAATATGGGTATTAAGTGGATTAAGCGTAGAAACTGATCCTATTTTTACTTCTTGGGCACATAATAATTCTGCTTTATTTTTAGCAACATATAATATTGTTCAGAGTAATTCTGCAATAAATTGGAATTATCAAGGAACTGATATTAAAAGTTTAACAAGTAATTGGCAAAGCAATTATACTAGTTTTAATATTCAATCAGCCAACAATTTAAGTGTTTATTCTAATGTTCATAGCAACAGTGCCAATTGGTCTTCTGTATTCAATTATGTCAATGGAGTTAGTGCAAATAATTCTAGTAATTATACTACTACAAATGCTAATTCTGCTAATTGGAATTCAGTATATTCCGATGTTAATGTTAATAGTGCGGTTCAATGGAATTACCAAGGAACAGATATAAAAAGTTTAACAAGTAACTGGCAAAATAGTTATACTAGTTATAGTGTGCAATCTGCTAACAATCTAAGCGTATATTCCAATGTAAATTCGAATAGTGCAAACAATTCCAGTAATTATACTAACTCTAATACCTATTCATCTAATTGGCAAAATGTTTTTGTTACGGTTCAAACTAATAGTTCATTAAATTGGAATTATCAAGGAACTGATATTAAATCTATTAGTGCTAATTGGCAAAATACATTCAACGGTTTCTCTACACAATCTGCTAATAACCTTAGTGTTTATTCCAATGTTAATAGTAATAGTGCAAACTATAATAGTAATTATACTACCTTTAATTCACAGTCAGCAAACAATCTTTCGGTATTTTCATCAGTTAATACTAACTCTGCTAATTGGAATTCGGTATTTTCTAATGTCAATAATAATTCCGCCTCGTATATTAATGCGGTTAATACTGTTCAAAGTAACAGTGCTGTTCAGTGGAATTATCAAGGAACGGATATTAAGACATTAACTGGTAATTGGCAAAGTACGTATAATAGTTTTAATACTCAATCAGGAAATAATTCGAGTGTTTATTCCAATGTTAATAGTAATAGTGCTAACTATGTTGATACAAGAACAACTGTTCAAAATAATAGTGCCATTTGGGTATTGAGTGGCTTAAGTGTTGAAACTGATCCAATTTTCACTACTTGGGCAAGAAGCAATTCCAGTATTTTCCTTGCAACAACTAATACGGTTCAAGCTAATAGTGCTAATTGGAACACTTCTTATTCTATATTAACTTCATTGAGTTCGGTAAGTGGAGTAGGAGGTAGTACTGGTTTTGTGAATAATACTATTCTTCGGACTAGTGGTTCAGGAGGTAAAACATTAAAAAGTAGTTATTGTACTATTGATGATTCAGGAAATCTTACTGTTTCAGGTACGCAAGCATTCACTACGCCTATGTTATGTATTGGGGCGTCAAATACTGGATTTGCATCGATTGCATCTACTCGAATGGATTGCATCGTTAACGGGGCGCAGGCATGGACCTCCTCCCAAGGAGGATGGTTCACGGTAGAGTTATTAGGAGCATGCCTCGATCAGGTAAATTTTAGTCAATATAATTTCACAGGTCCACAATTGGCAGGCACCACTCTCGGTAGTGATACATGTTTAGTGCAAAAAAACGCCAGCACGGCTCAAAGGTTTTCGGTGATGAATACCTATACCAATAGTACTAATTTTGAAGATTTTGAAATAGATTGGAAAACCGTAGCTAACACCGTAAGAATAGGAACCAATAAAGGAACAGTGGGGGGTTCTGCAAGAGGTATTCAACTTGTTACAGGGGGTTCTACCACAATTAATATTACTAGTGCAGGAAATACCGCATTTGCTGGTAGTATCACCTTAAGTGCAGTAGGTAGTTCCTTTTTAATTAAAGAAGGAACCAATGCAATCAGTGGATTGGTCACTCTTTCAGGAGGAACTGCCACGATAAATACCACAAAAGTAACAAATAGTAGTAGAATTCATTTAACTATACAAGGTGGCACCATTGCTAATATAGGAACCCCTTATATATCTTCAAGAATCGCAGGAACATCCTTCACCATTACTAGCACTAATATATTAGATGCCTCGGATGTGGCATGGTTTATAATAGAACCTGCATAAATATCATCTATATATGCCAACTATCGATACATTATTTGCCCCATTGAGTATTGAAAAAACGACTGCACAGGTTATTGCTGACGAATTAATACAGATGTGTATGGACGGACCTACACAAATATTAAATATTCATCAACAACCTTTTCAAAAATTATGGTCGAGAACTGCCGAACTCGGTGTTAATCCACAAGAGGTTTTAAATGCCCTTGGACCGAATGCAGGACTAATGTTTAAACACGGAGGCGAATTAGCCACCTTTATTCTTGGAGGATATGGTAATACGCCTATTGCTACCATGCAACCTTCCGAATACACTCCTCCTTTTGAATGTACCATTAATCCTGATAATACTGTTACTATAAAATAATCTTCTAGAAGATTATTTTATCCTTTATATTTTAATAAATAAATTGTAGATGCAATATATTACTATTATTCAAGCAGTATTAGAAAGTCTTGTAGCATTAGGCGCTATTGTTGGATTTTTGTGGGGTGGTTGGAAAATGTTAATTCAACCTATTAAAAAACTCATCAAAACCCAAGAAAACTTTGAAAAAACTCTCAACGAAACCGTTCTTCCCCTAATCAAATCTTTAGATAAAGAATTATCTAAAAATGGCGGAAAATCTATCAAAGATCAAATCAACAGAATTGATGATGCCGTTGCTCTTGCCGAACTTCGTTCTAAAATGATAGCCAGTAATTTAATTACTACTGGTGCATATGAATGTGATGCAGAAGGCCGTTGTACATGGGTCAATAAAGCCTATTGTGAAATGTTTGGTTTAACTTTCGAAGAAGCCAAAGGTAATGGCTGGTTAACCTCTGTAGACGAATTAGAACGTATTGAAGTATGGAAAAAATGGCTAGAATCTATTGCCCTTGATATTCCTTACGAAACAGAATACATGGTTTATAATCATAAAAACAATACTAAATTTCGTGTCAGATCAGTAGCAGTTGCTCATAAATCAGTAGATAGAAAAATATTAGGATTCTACGGAACAGTAATTAGATTACCGGTTAATGCATAAGGTTCACCCTTAATTTTTCTTTTCTTCGGTTTATTATCTTTCTCCTCATTGATAATTTCTTTATCTTTTACAATTTCATGTAAAACTTTATCATCACGGATTAATAATAATTCAAGGAAATTCATAATAGTTTATTTTCTACGTTTTCTTGCGGCTAAACGGCGTCTACGAGCAATAGCACGTTGTAAATCTTTACATTCTTCATAGGCGCTTGTACCCGGTCTAGGATCACGGGCACATTTAGTGTAATCAAATGAACCATCCTTATGTCCCCAATAAATTCTCTTAAATCCCGGAGAATATGGGTTTTCACGACAAGCCATAAATCTATAACGAGACTTATCACTTAATTGACGTAAAGACGGTCCTCCACATCGCTTTGCCTCATGAAGAATCTCATTCACAAATTTATCAAATTCCGGTGTCATGTTTATATTTATTTAATTTTTAATAGGTAACAAAATTAATTACCAAGTATTTTAATTTTATTAATTATGAAATGAATAGCATCGGGGGAGCAACATAGTACGATTCATTACGTAATTCTTTCATAAGGGTTTCAATTCGGGCAGTTCCTCTTTCGATTAGAGAATTACCGTCAAGTGATGCACCACCATAAAGAGTAACATTGCCATATTTAGAACGAATATTACCAATAACTTGCATTGCTCTTGCTAAAGTGTATTCTCTTACGAAATAACAAGAAAGTAATTCATGCACAGGTGCTTCAATATAAACACCAACAAGATAACATTGATTAGAATAACCACCAATAATTGCTTCCATGGATGCAGCTTTATTACATGAAGTATCGGCACAACCTTGTAATGCTCTCGGAGGTTCAGGAGTCATCTTCAAATATTGTGTATGCGGATCAAATGTATAAGAAATATATCTTAACATTTTCTTACTCTGTTCAACGAAAGACCGAGCTAAATGATAAGTTACTAAATCATAACCTAATCCTGCATTGATTCTTGATCCTTGTAGATTATATCCAAAAGTAGATGCAAGTAATGCATAATCAAAATTGAATAATAAATCAGAACCATAACCACCATAACTTCCAGTATTATTAGCATTATCAAAAGAGAATACATCATAAACCTTACGTCTACGTTGAAGTCCATAATCAAAGTTAGAACTATAATAAGAAGTAACTTCTCCTACTTGTGTAAACTCATTCTTTTTATAAAAGGAAATATCAACGGGAACTTTTTCAGGCGTATGACGAATACATGCATCATTAGAACTAATATAATGATTTAAAGTAAATCCATTATTGTTCCATCCACATTGCGTATTATATAAGGCATTACTATCAGGTTTATAATCCTTGAGGAACTGTACGTTTTCTAGATACATATTTCCATTAGTATTCAATGAAGAATTACATAAGGTAAAAGTACTGATAATACCGTTATTATAATTTAAGGCAATAGCATCATCTCCAACACAAATAGGAACATTGTTGAATTTAACGAAAGTTGCTTTACTTATATCTGTGGCAGAAACATCCCAAATTCTACCATCCCATCCACTTATAATATTTTTAAATAAAGTAAAATTAACAGAAGAAGTGGTTTCATTAATAGAAGATAGAGAATTACAGTTACAATTGCATGCATTACAGAAGTTGGCAAAGAATGCGGAAATGGTAGGAAACTCAATTGCAGTGGTTGATACTTCTACAGAAGAAATGGTTTCAGTTGTAATGATATACGGATAATCAGGAGAAATACCATATTGCGAAGATAAGGCAGAACATGCATTGATTAAACTAATATCACATTTAGGAACGACATAACCGGAACCGCCACCAATATTAATACATGCTTCTAAAGGTGGACCGTATAATAAATTAGTGGGATAAAATGCCGACAAGTCGTAATAAGAAATAGGAACAGCCGACAATAAATTTCCCATTGAACTCAGGGGAACATTATTCCAGGGCATGGGTAAATTACCTGATAATGCCGACAATAAAGGATTTAAAATACTATCATCAACGAAATCAAATCTAGTTGCTGATAAATTATGATTAGCACTTAGTTTATACCATGCAGAATTAATAGGATTTAATTGAACACAATCCAGATTACAAACAGTATTAGCGTTCCAAGGATTTCTGGGATCGAAATACAAATACATATATTGTCCACTAACTGCACTATATGCTAAACTGTAAGGGTTGTTAACATCTAATGTAGTAGGATAAGAAAAAGGTGTAACGGATAGATATGCAGACTTTGTATCAATTAGATCAAAAGTGGTGACAAGAGAAGTGACGGCAGAAACAACTGTTACTTGGTTACAATATTGTTGATTGCAGCCGACATTAACAAGATCATCTAATTTAACTCCGCAACCTGCAATATATTTGTTTGCACAAAATATTAAGTATTCTTCTTTTGCACCCGCGCCCTGCGCGGTGTAATTTTCTAATGCTTCATCAATAATAGTTGCCCATTGAGTATCAGTAAGTTCGTCGTTTTGGACAGGAAAACCAAGTAACTGTTTAGTACGATAAACTAAGTCCGCATAGTTATTGATACGCGGACTTAGATAAGTGCTTCCGAAACCTTCTGGAACAATATTATTCATTTAATTATTTATTCGGAGGGGGCGGAGGCGGTGATGCGGTTTTCTCTCCTGCTTCTGATTTTTGTGCAGGAAGTTCGCCTCCTTCTTTTCCACCAGATTCTCCGCCTTCTTTATCTCCTTCAGGAGGTGAACCAAATTCAGGAAGACTTGTATCGCCTCCACCACCGCTAGGTAATCCGCCTCCGCCTAATGGACCTCCTAAGTCTCCGCCACCTTCCATAGTGTTCTCCATTTCCTGAAGAGCCTTCTCACGGAAGTCAGGACCATTAGCTTCAATTTGAGCAAGTTCCCATCTAAATGCAGCATCTCTTTGCATCAATGATCTATTAGCAAGAATTTCTTCATCACTCATACCAAACCACATCTTTTGTGCATACGTTGCACTAATGAAATCTTGAGAAGCAATAGTGGTATAATTGTCCAGTCTTTGTTGAAAGATTTGTTGTTCTCTAATTTGAAAGAACTGTGTCGGCTCATTCATCTTAACATCTAAATCTTCTTCCTGAATATCATATTGTTCCCACCAACTAACTCCTTCATCATCAATCTCTTTAATCTTTCCATCAATGAACTCTAATGTCTTTGCAACTTGTTCTTGCTCTTCTGTCAATCTAACTGTACTATCATTAATAGTTTTAGTTAATAATTCATCAGATTCGGTTAATAATTGTGTTCCCAAACCTTTGAGTTCTTCTTCAATAATTTCCAGACGTTCGTAATGTTTTTCTTGTTCTGCCAATAATGATTCTTTCGTTGCTTTCATTTTATCATTAACTGCTTCGCTAAGAATATCATAATAATCCCAACATTTATTATTGAAATTATCTTTAAACACGGAAGAAACTTTAATAGACTCTTTGGCATTTGAATTATCCTTATTAGGGACTTTGATGTCATTTACTTTATATTTCTTGGCTTGATCTAAGAGGCGTTTACCGCGAAGTTTAAGATGAACAATGAAAGATTTCTTAATAGCACTTGCCCAAAGTTTTTGCATTGTAATGATGAATTCAGCAAAACGTAGTTCTTCTCTTGAGATATTTTCTCCATCACTGAATGCCGTATCAGAGTTTAATCGGCCAAGGGGCACATGAAGGGCATTATATAAACATTGAACAAAATAGTTTAAAGTATCTAAATTATCTGCTGATTGTTTTCCGCCGCCAATACTAGAAACGGTTGAACCTGTTCCATCTTTACTTTTAGGAAACCAATAGTTCTCAACCATTCCTTGTGGATCATAAACGTTTTCTACTCTTCCGTCTTGTCCAACAGTTTTTTTTGTCCAGAAACTTGCCATCATTCTCTTTAGATAACGTTCTGCTTGAGGAGCAGGAAGATTTCCCGTATCAATATTAAATACAAGTCTTTCCGGTGCTCTTACAAGCATGTAGATAACTGTTGCATCTTCAATAAGACTTAGTTGTCTATACGGACCTTGGGCATGAGAAAGAATAGGAATGCGAAATTTCTTTCCAGTAGTTTCCCATTCATCGTTATAGATATAAGTTAATTGTTTATCATTTAAGAAAATAGGTTGATGTTGTCTTCCTGCTCCAACTGAACTTTGAGCAGTGAATTTTCCCCATTGATAAGGATAATCATCATGTTCTTTTGCTCGCATAATAAAACAATCAATCAACTCATTATCCATATCATAATACAATGGATCAATACGTTCTGATGCAATTCTTGTAACACCAATAATACCTAATTCGGTTTGTTTAGAAGATACAATATTCTCGAAGAATAATTCGCCTTCAATGAGCCAATCGCGCATATATTGCCAACCTCTGTCTTCAAACCTATAAACATGTAGAAACTTTTGGAATTCTTTTTCAATTAGAGAACGAACTTCGTCATTGTAATTCTCGCGAAGCCTACATTTGAAGATTTCTCCTTTATCATCTCGTTCAAACATTTCATTACAAATTTCACGAATAGCACTTTCTACTTTAGGATATTGTCCCATACTACGAAAATCAAGAATTCTACGTTTCTTGTTTTCGGAGCTAATGCCACTCATCAATTGATGGTAAAATAAATTAGGAATTCGACCACCATTAGTAGTATATTCCATTTGAGTGTCATATTGATTAGTAACAGATAACCGTTGAATTTGCTTCTCTTTGGTTACACTTGGACCATTGAAAATATTATATTTGTTATTCAATTGCTGAACATCATTATCTCCAAATAATGATTTGACAAAAGGCAATTCTCCTATATAACGATCTATACTGTTCATTCAATTTATTTATTAGATTAAATTATCTAAACAATTACCATCGTCTATTCAAAGATTATTTCGTTTAAAACTGTATGAGCAGGTTTCAGTTTATTAATATTTGTTAAAATGTATTGACGAATACTATTTTGAATAGTCGGATCACTAAATCCGGTAATTTTTAAATTAAATTTATTTGATTTATGTCCAGGTGGTCTGTTCATATGAAAGAATCTAATTTTTTCTAAACATGTATATTGATTAGTCGGCATATACATGATAAAATCGTTCCAATAATCATAATGTAAATTATTAGCAAGTGATAAAATTTCAAAAGGAGATAAGACCTTTTGATGAATTCTTAAATCATCAAATTTACCAACAAAGTATTCATTACTGATTGAACGTTCCAAATTGTTTGCACCAAGTTTGCCACTTGTTCCTCCAATGATAAATGGAGAAACCTTTGTTCCAAAATTAACCTTTTTAATATTTGAAAAAATCTTTGTCAATCTTTCCATTCCATTAATGAATAATCTGATAACTGTTTGATTATTAATGATTTCATGCGTTAATGCAAAATGAATCCATCCTCTTAAATTATCAACCGGATGAAACATTTCAAAAAACTCTGTATTATTCCCACAAACCAAATTCATCTTCACTGCAAAGGCAGGATTATTAGTCGATATACTTTGTCCATTATCCATCCTTTCATACTTTCTTCTTATATCATAATCAGTAAAATCACCTTGAGTCGTTAATCCAAAAGGATTACATTTATTCAAATTAACCACTTTATTCAAATCAATCCTCTTAATAATTTCTCCATTGGAATTAATCTTAAGAATATAACGATTAACATTACAAACGATCCAAAGTATATCTTGTTCTTGTCCGTTAATAATCTCTTTAACGAAATTCATTTCAAAAGAAGTTTCATTAAAAATCAACGGTAATGTCATCTGTAAACCTAACTTCTGATTAGGAGAAATAGTTAATAACTTATTGTTATCATATAATATCCAAAGATTATTAGCTAAATCAAATCGCATACAATTAATCTTTTTTCCTACATGGAAAAACATTTTATCATTTTTATAGATATTACTTCCAATATTTTTATAAACAATATTGTTATTATCACATAACATATTATCTGCAATAGAAGTTTTAATGGTATTGTTTCCAAGAATTTCAAAGTTATTGAATTGCGGGGAAATGAAATAAGAGTTGGCAAGATTACCATTTTGATCAATGGCAGAAATAGTATGTGATTGGGAATTCAATAAAACTACTTGATTAGCTTTATTAAGCTTCATAGTTTTGATATTTGCTCCAACAGGAAGATCAATGATATTACTTAATAAATCATCGGATTCCAATTTTATTAATTTATTATTGAAAGAATCATGTAACCATCTTGCTCCGAAGAAATCGGTAACGATATGAGAAATATAAGCATTTTCTAAACCAAGACTTTTATTTAAATCTTTTTCAAATATTTTATATCCTTTATGGTTGAAACCATAGATCATTCCATTGTTGGCAGGAAAGGTGATTAAGCTAGTTGTTCCACCTGTACTGTAATTGATACTATATCCTTCAAAATTAGAGAAATTTCCAAAGATTTGTGCATCAGGACCAAAAGACCAATCATCCTTATGCACCCAGAAAGAAGTAGTAAAATTATAATCCTTCAATAATTGATCATTAGGAGGAATATGACCATGAACCGAACCATCTAAAATCAATTCAGGGGAATTGTAATTATAGGTTCCTTCAACGAAACCTGCAACATCATTAACCGTATCTTTAAAGGTTTGTCCCCAAGATGAAATATGACAACTTTGAGTATCAGAAATATAATCTAAATAAGATTTATTTCGTGCCGGGCCTAATCTATTATAAGTTAATACGTCTCCACTTTTAATATTAGTAGTAGAAGGAATATCAATAACTGGACCAAATCTAGAAGTATTAACTGGTGCAATAAATGCATTCCCTTGTGTAATATTATTAGGATCATACCATCTTTCCATCCATTGTTTAGGAAATCCCTGAAGCACCGAACTACCTGATAACCATAAACATAAAGGTAATCCATTAGTACTATTTTTGATCGAATTTCGATTGAGATAAATTACATCAGAATTTAACGGTTGATTCCCTCCAATTGCCCCTGATTCAATTAATCCCATTGAACTAACAGGAACATTAATATTACTTCCTGATACAATAATTGATACTATGTCATCAGAGGCAACATTAACAGGAACATAACAAGATTTATATTCCATATATAAGTCCTCATTATCTGCATTAGGCGCTTTACTAAATTGTAACGTTTTATAATTTCTAAAAGTGGGAGAAAAACCTTGTTCTTCATTAGTTCCTTGTTCTGTCTTCAATGGAACAATATTGAATAACAATTCAGAAGATAGTGGACTTGTTATCATGTATTGATTCAAGGTTTCATTTGCAGACCGAATATCTACATCATAATCAGATAAATCACTAAATGCTCTTATAAAATAAGAGTTCAATGTTTCCTTCGATTGATTGAACCCATCATTTATTAGAGAAGTTAAACTAATATTATCAGTTAAAAAAGAAACACTGTTATCCGTGATTTCAATGTCTTTGATATTGAAATAAGAAGAAAGGGTAGTTAAGGAGGTATTTGCTTGGGCAGGTACAATGATCTGTTTACCTTCGTTTACGTACGAAAGGATTAAAGGTTGAACTCTAGATGCAAATGATTCTATGTTGACAGAAGATAATACCACATAATTTATTTATCAGGTATTTTGAACGGGATAAGGTTATGATTATTATCTGCATAGAAATGTAACTCATTATTCACTCTTTGTATCTTCTTAATATTGAAGTTTAGATTCAGGGGAATACTATACTTAGAATAATTGATTAAAGAAGGAGTATTTAATATATCAAAAGTTAAAACATTTAATATAGGATAACCGCCTATTTGAGTTTCCACCAAAACATCAGCAATATTATCTGAAATAGAAAGTAAAGGACCAATAGCAGAAATAGGATTACCTAATGTTGATTGCCCCCACATTGTCCCATCATCAGTATTAGGATAAGTCAATTTCAAAGAATGCTCATTGATATTATAAGAATAAATCAAGGGAACAAAAGAATTCAAAGAAGCTGACAAAGTAAAAATTAACACTTCTTTATCTTCTTGATCAAAAGAAACATCAATTAATCCATTTCCAGTGTAAGGAAATAGATTGGAACTTTCTAAACCAAGATTAATGACGATTGATTTATTTGATTGTAAAACGCCATCAGTATAACTGAAATTGATTTTATCGAATAATAAATGACCATAATAAGATTGATCAGTATCATCGTCTTTACATTTCAATCCTGTCATCAAAGTGTCATAAAATACCTTGACATTGGTGATACCGTAATCAGGAGAAGTGCTCGATAATGCCGAATATAAGTTGTACATAACCTTACTTATTTCTAGCCAAGAATGATAATATACCCATCTTCTGTTATTAAATGATAACCATTTTCAGTAAGCAATCCACCAGGAGGAACACTGGAACCAAAAGAAATAGAAATATATTTGTTATAAATCTCAGAAAGATAATCCGTTGCTCCATATAGATTTCCATCCATATCTTTAACATTTAATGATCCAATATTACCATTACATCCATTACTTAAAAAGTATTGATTACCAAATATATCTGTTTGCCAATCCAACAAACATCCTGATATTGGAGTAATATCTGTTGATGCAATTGTATAAGGATGATAGGTTTGTCTCTTATTAAGAACAGGTGTTCCTAAATTATTTCTTAATTTTCTTGAATTGATTTGAACAGGATTAAATGGATCATCAAATCGATTCAATCTAAATGGATCAATTACATTCGTACTGATACCTTGTTCTGCCATTGCATCATGAAGTTCATACTTTCCTATACCTAATTTAGTAGGAAGCATTAATCCTAATTGTTTATGAGTAACTAGGTTATCATCAATTTGTTTATATAAGAATTGGGCCGATTTATCATTTAGAAGATTATTCCAAGGAGCAACTGCTTTTGCTAATAATCCAGAAATAGGAGGAACATATGTTGCACCACTTGCCAAATCTCTTACAGAGAAATTTAAATTAAATGCATTCCGTGCATAATAATTAATAAAAACAGGAATACCTGATAGTTCCGTATTCAATGTTATATCAACTGGAATATTAGTTGCCGTAACACCATTCTTTGCCGGTTCACAGAAATTCCCACATCCACAAATACTAAAATCTTGACAATTAGAATAACATTGGGGAATGTATGAATTACAATACTTGTCTGCTCTTTGGTGAATATAATTCAACACATCTGAATACACACAATTATCCATATCAATTCGATTCCAATGCATATATGGACTGGCAACTTGCAGCAACACGGGTTGAACCCATGTGAAACAATTATTACAATTACTCAATTCATAACGAACAACAGTTTGTTCTGACAAGGTTAAATTACTAGGAATAGGTTGAGTTAATTGCAGATAATCATTAACAGGTCGATTATCGTTCGTACTTCTTTGAAGTAAACTATCCTTGCTATCATATGATGCAGTTCCCCAATATCCTTTATTATTTTTTAAAGGAATTTTAATAAGAAAATCAACCGCAGGAGAAGAGAAGGAAACTTGTTGATAAGAAATATTCGGATCATCTCTAAACACTGTAATATAATTTCCACTAATAGGAGTAATATCAGTTTTATTATAATACAACTTTTGCTTAGTCACTTTATAAGAATCTTGGTGAACATACTTAAAGAATGTTCCCGATTGTAAATTCATATCGCTCACTAATCCAGTATCAATCCAATTACCATTACTATCTTGAGTTGCTTTATACCAAACAGGAACACTATTAATAATAGAACAATCACTAGTCTTAATTAATGAATTTGAATATCCTTGATTGATAATAAAAGGAGGTAAAGTATAGTTACAACTATCTAAATTGGTCCGATAATAAATATAACTCTTACCAGTTTCTAAAATAAATTTATTAGTAGAAGGGCGAACCCATTGACCTTCACTCCATCCAATATCTTGTTCAATTAAATTATTGGGTTGAAATCTAATTAGGTCAGAGGAGGTTTGATATGGAAGCCCGTCATTGCCTCTCCAATCCACCAAATTAAAGTCTTTATCTTGTTGAGTATCAGGAACAATAAAATCTGGTGTAACGCCTCTAACAGTCAAAGAATTCAATCTATGACCCATCGGAGAATAATAACATGCTTTGCAAGTACATTTTTTCCATTTTTCATATCGGGTCGTGTCATTGACAGTTAAGAAATTAACATCTAATATTGAACTATTGAAATCTTGTTGAATATAAGGACAAGAAGAATCATGAACGAAACCAGTAAAACCTCTTACTTGATTGATGTCAATATTTTCTCCTGCCCATACGAAACGAACGTACGAACCATTATCAACAATGAATGCAATACCAGGTTGAGTTACGCCACTGACATAATGCCAATTAGTATAATATTGAACAAGTTGATTAACCCCGCAAACATAATCATTGAGAAATATATTTTGAGAATAACTTAAAGGAACTCCTTTAAGCCATGCTGCTTCAATTTCAGGACCACAAGGCGCTTTCAATTTAATGAGCATATCAGCAGTCGATACTTCTTCTCCTGCAATTGCTCCTGAAAATGCTTCATTGACTGGTATGGCAGATAAGGCTAAATCATCACCACTTTCATATTCAAAATATAAATCACTTAAACTGTCAAAGGCAGTCAATGGATAATAAACATTATTATTCCCTTTAAAAATAGGAATTTGTGTTTGATTAAACTTATATAACCATGCCAGATCAATATTACCCGTATAAACTCCATTGGGTGTAGAATCATCAATACTATAAGGAGCAGTATTACTTCTAATCAATAACTTATCAGCCGTTTGAAATTTGTTGGATGCATATGCGCCACTTTCTTCCAAATTCAAATTCTGAATACTGATAGGAACAACAGCAGAATTAGTCAACGATGCATTCCAATATAACTGTTCAATTTGTTTCTGATTATCTTCATATGAAACTTCATTAGGAAAGAATCTTTTGTCTTGAAGATAAGAATCATTGAGTAATCTTCCAGTCCATTCGCCTCCTTCTGCGCTTAATCCAATACCAGGATAAGGGAATTTAAATTCTCTTCCATTGCTGATAGTGGCGGACATGGTTGCATTAACGGTGATATTTGCCGCAGACATTAACCATGCTGCTTCTGTTTTAATATTACCATAATTAACAAAGATTAAATCGGAAGAAGAGAAACTACCCGATGCAGTTGCATTAGACCAATTCAATGCAGATAAAGAAACATCATTATATCTTCCATCAGGAATTTCATTAACATTCTCTCCACTAAACCAATAAAAGAAATTATCCCCGTTTTCTAATGCAAGAGATACATCTAAATTATTATAATAATAACCTCCTCCTGAAACATAATATAAATCTGTTCCTAGGTATTTTTCCCATCCTGCTTTAACCAATTCACTATAACTCAAATTCTCCGATTCACAAAGAAAAATAGATTCAAGTGGTCCTGAATTATCATTGGTAATTTCACTTAATTGTGTACAAATATTGGAAACATATCCATCCAATACACAAAGCAAAGGATTAATATCTAATGGAGTTGTTTCAGCATAATTAGTTATGTCATACAATTCTTCAATTGTAATTTTAAAATTATCATTTATTGCAGACAAATCAGGACTATTAGTTGCATATAATCCATCTTCTGAAAAAGGTTTCTTTGTGAATAATTGTAAAAGATTTCGATAAAGAAATCGTTCTAATCCAAATTCGGAACCAATAGAAGCATATTCAATTTTATTTTGTTTGATTGCTTCTCTATGATTGATATAATAAACTGCAAGTTCTTTTAATTTCTTGGCATAATAAGGAATAGCAATCTTCAATTCAATATCAGATGATAAATCAATATTCGCATATCTTTGAAAAGTTTCATCATACTTAAAAATATTAGAAAGTTTTTGTATTAATGTAAGGTAATCTTTTTTAAGATTATTGACTTGAGTTTGATTGACGGTGTTCTTATTATTGTAATAAGTTGAGAGATATTGTTCGTATTGTTTTTGGGCATCATTAGGAATGATTGCAACATGTTGAGACAACCACTCTTTATAATTAAGAGGAGTTGGAAGATTAAGAACATCTCCATTTGAGATTTGTTGCGGTTGTGCAATCTTTCTAAGAACAATAGAAGCCATTGAGATTATTTATTAACCACAATATTAGATAACTGTTATTCTAGAAAGTAAGGAAGAACTATATAAAAAAGGAAATTGAAAATTCTCTAAGGTAATATTTGCCCCAAACTTAGTTACAAAAGAGGGATACAATGGATTCCACATCATTAATTGTAATCCTTCTATAGTTGTTCCTACGTCATTAATTTGTGTTGCAATTTTTTGAACACCATCCAATGCCAATATATCAGTAACTAATTGATTAATATTAATCTTCTGTCCTAACGTATTATTAATTCTGTCAAAGAAAGAAACAATTAAATCATTTACATTACTTGCAATAGTTGCATCACTTTTTCTAGTAATCGGGTCTTTATAAATGATAATATTAGTATTAGAAATATCTTTAACTGTTGGTTCGCCTGTAGCAGATGCAGCAAAATCAATTGCCATATAAACCGGATCAGCAATAATCACTTCTGCCGTCATCACTTTTTCTCGTTGAATCGTATTAATAATTAATGATTTTTGAGCAGGAAAAACGTAAGACCTTGTATTGCTTCTGGTCTTTGGAACACAAAAACAATAGATGTTATTGAAATTACATGAGTCGGAATAGTTGATTTGGTTATATAATGCTCTATATTCCAATTGAGGATTGGTTAAACCTAAATTATAAAAATATTGAATATAACTATCAAGATAATCAACATTGTTCATCACATGAACATCATGTAAAATATTAGCGAAATTGGTTTTGAGAAAAGTCTGATAAGAAGTTTCAGTAGTTAAACTAAATTGTGATCTATAATTAGCAGGAGCATTTGCCCTAATCTGTGCAACTGTCTCCGGTTCACTATAATATGTACTAGGAGAAGCATTATCAAATAATAAACTACTAGATACATCAGAGTTACCTAATATATTTCCCACTTGCTCATCTGTTAATATCTCTGCCAATCTACTAGTATCTAGAATAGACATCTTCTTATAGGTAATAGTATTTTTCCCTATTTCTCCATTAGGTCCATCTGATGCCAAATAATAGATAGCAATCTGACTATTAGTAGAAGGTTGATAACCGTTAATATTATTACCTAATTTTATTTCATATCTTTTATTCTCATTATATCTAACTTCAAAGACTTTATCAGTTGCACTATTAAGAAATAAAGAAGCAGTTCTATTCCATTTAGTCCAGATACCATTAGGTTCTTTAACATAAACGAAAAGGTTAAAATGATCAACTAGAATAGAAGTATCGGTTACAAGGAAAATTGTTTCATTAGGAATACCAGCAGAAAGAACTGTTGGATATTCCATAAATGTTCCTTGATACATAATCTTTGAATTAGCCAAATCTATAATCTGTTCTAAGGTAGTATCAACCAATTTACTAAAGGTTAAATCATCATTTAAGGAATAATTGATGCCTGCAACAGCAATGGAAGAATAACGAGGAATAGTATAAAATCCAGCAGGAAGTCCTTGGGCAGATAATGTAAAATTAACTGAGGCAGTTTGACTACCAATAGGATTATAACTAAGAGATTTTACTATCCCGTTCATTGATTTATAGAGGGTCGTTTCTGAGAAGTTTCCGTTTGAGCTAGTTTTGTTGAGATTATAGATCAATAGGGAAAAGACCATTGCAATGACATCATTGATGGCAGAGAGGTTACTTCCTTCAAAGTTTTGATCAGTGAATACGCCTGTTTGAGTTAAACGTTGGCGGATTTTATCTCTAATAGTAAGACCATCAAATGCTAAATAAGCATCAGAAGGAACTGGAAAGGTGTCATTCATTTTAATATTTATTGAATGAACTTAAATGGTTTTATTTCTTTTCCTTGGCACGTTTCTCTTTTTGACCAACGACATTTGGATGTTGTTCGCCTTTGTTGAGAGAGTTATCGCCTTCGGAACGTTCATAACTTGCTTCTCTACCAGGAATAGGAATTTGCATAATGTTTTCTGGAGAAACAATAGGTTTAAGAATGGAAAGAGGAACGGTCATAGGAGCATTCCAACTTTTCTGTAAACCAGGGGACCAATCAACTAAGTCTGCTTCTTGAAAATCATTACTGGTAGGAAGAGCAGCATAAACATTACTAGCAGGTCTAACTGCCTTTAATGCAGAAACATACAAAGGATACTTCTCTGTTGCCATTTTCTTTAATTGTGACAAATAAGTTAAACCTTTACGTTTGATAATATCATTAGCAATAACTTCTTGTTCAAGTGCTTCAGGATCAATAACTACAATGGTTTGGGGACGAATACGTGCAAGATTAACTTCATCCATTACACTTTCATACAGTTTTAAAAATTTTGACATATTCATTATTTACCAGTGATCATAAATAATTGTATGATTGTTATTAACAACTTGACAAATAAGGTAAATCAAAACACTTACACGTTTTCTGATATTAATCTCGATTTTGCCCTGAAACAAGTTTCTAACAATCGTAGAAATAATGATGTTGTAGTTGGTAATGATCTTATTGCAGATGTAGACGAACGAGCAATATTAAATTCTCTAGAAAATCTTTTAACACAAAAAAGATACTTAACCCCTTCTTTTGGTGTAAATTTAAAAGCCTTTATTGGTCAACCCTTATCTGATATGGGAGCAACTGCTATCGGTAATGCTATTGATAAAGTCATTAAACTATATGAACCTCGTATCACCGTTCAAAAGATTCTCGTCGCCCCCGATTATGATAATTTCCTTTACCAAATAGCAATCATCATCCTTATGCCTAACTTAAATAATAAACAAGTAGTCATTAACACTAGTTTCAATAATACTGGAGATTTTACTTTTTAATAAATACTTAAATGAATTTTAATGAATACGTTAATATGCTACACGAATCTTTTGTTGCCTCAGAAATGGAATTAAGTAATACTCTTAAAGATTATCATAAAAAGATTTTAAATCTTTATAAGAAAATGAAGAAGGCAGGACAAAGTGAAATTGCTCCAGAAGAAGTGGAAGATTTACGAGCATTATTAAAAGGTGCTATTAAAGAATATCGGGATTATATTAATAGTCATATGGATACAATCTTACTTTATCCTGATATTAGTACAATGTATAAAGCCTTTAACGAAGTATTGAAGGCGATAAATATTTAGGTGATTAATATTTCTCCTTTATCAGGTTATACGATAACCCAACCATTCAGTTTATCTACATCTGATCCTTCTATCAATTATACTATTAATTGGGGAGATGGTATTGTCACAGATTCAACCACTTTATCCCACTATTACACCGCTGCTAACATTTATAAAGTATTTGTTTCTGATTGTGCCTCAGTCTCGTCCTTTTCCCTTACTGCATATCCTAGCAACTATCTTTTAAATTCCATTCACGTTTCTTATAACGTTTTATCCGCTTACACTAGTTGCCCCCAAACATTAACTCTTAATGTAACTTCCACCAATCCTCTTGCAACCGTCTTTCTCTATTCTAGTGGAAGTCTTTCCCAACCAACAGTTGATAATTCTTTCTGGAACCAAATGACTCCTGAATGGGGATTCTATGATTCTTTAAATAATAAAATTTCTCAAATAGATTTAACTTGTTTTCCTATTATTAGTAGTAATGTTGTATTAGGATATACAGCATGTTCTGCTATCACATATAAAGATGATATGCCAGGAAAACCAGTTTTATTTTTCACCCTTAAACAAAATCAGGAAAATATATTAATTAATTCTAGAGCATATGCAGCTTTGACTCATACGGTCTCTGCCATTATTCCTAATAATATTAATATAACCACTGATGGAATTAATGATCTAAATTCTCTTCAATGGGCAGATCATACCATTCCTTATACTTTAACTTTCAATAATACCAATATTCCTTGTAGTAATATGCTGCATTATGCCAAAGGATATTTAACTAATATTAATTATTATACGAATTGTGGAGGAGTTACTTCTAGTCAATATCAGACGAGCAGTGTTTCAATTAACCCTTATGCAATTAATACCTTTCTTCTTCCTTCTTCTGCATTTCCTGTCGATCAGATAATTACCAATCCTGTTGCATGTGGAGAAAATCCCTATCTGAATACAGAGATAGTTAAAACCAGGAAATATCCTTATCAATTAACCATTAATGCCTACGGTGTTGCTAATGTCAATGGAATGAATTATGTTCTCTCTGGTTCTTCTGCTCCTTTTAACATTTATAAATTTGAAGACTTCAATGCCTTCTATCGTAAAGGAGAAGACAAGAATGTTTATGATCTAATTAAACAGTATTCACAATTTGATCTAGAAGAATATGATATGTTCGGAACGTATCTTTCTGCTGTTGGTGGTGAAGGAGATTCACTTGGAAAGGTATATGATCGTATTCAAAATTTTAGTAATGATCATAATGATATTGATGTTTGTACAATTGATTCTTTATATGATATGTCTCAAAAGTTTGATGTTGATATTGATAATTTTGATTTACAATTCCCCGAAGAATTAAGAAGAGTAATGAATTTCTTTTCAGTTCCTTTACCGAAGTTAATTGGAACCAGATGTAAATGTAATAATAACTTTGTGGATTGTGCTAATTCATGTAAGGTTAATATATGTGGCGCATGTGGTTTTGATAAAAGAAGTAACTTAGGAAAGATTATTAATTTAAATGATAATATTACTGCTGGAGATACTATTCTATATAGAGAACACGGTTCTTCTGTTTATAATTTTCTTCCGGTTAAAGTTCAAGATAGTAATGTTTATCCATTAAGAAGTTTAACGGCTCAACCGATTATTGATAAAGGATTGGAGAATTTCTGTTTCTTTGAATGGAATCAGACTGCTCAGAATAATCCAGTGGAAGGTATTATTAACTATAAAGATCAAAGGAATAGTTTAAATCCTGCTCTTTCTTCTTGGGAAGATTGGTATGGAGATGGGGGAGTTATTGAGGAATCCTTGAATTATATCCTAACAAAAAACCTTTTAAGTAAATAAATTTTATGGGATTTAAAGAATTTTTCTTATTACAAGAACAAAATAAATCAAACATTTTTTATCATGTTTGTAAAGATACTGATTTACCAAGTATATTAAAAGGAGGATTATTAGTTTCTCAAGGAGATAGAAGTTCTCAAATGGAAGAAGAACCAAGTGTATTCTTATTCAGAGATAAACAATCTGCTTATGATGCAGTTGGTAATTGGTTGGGCGATGAATTTGAAGAAGACGAAATTTTGGATTTGTTACAAGTCAATTTACCTAGTAATTTTCCATTGACAGATGATCCCAGAATGTTTGAAGTGGTATCGAAGAGAGATATTCCGCCGACATTTATTCAACTATTAAAGAAAGGAATATAATAATGGGGGAATTTAAATTATTTTTTGAAGCAAGACAAGAGTATATTGATAAGATTCAAGATGCTGTTGATAAAGTTTCTGATCGTCCTTTCAATGAATTGTTTGAAGGCAAAGGTGATAGATTTCTAATTAAAGTATATAATCCTAATTTTGAAAAGGCTGCAAAGTCATTCGATATTCTTAATAAAATTGATATAAAGAACAGAACAATTGATGGAAAAAATATCAATACCTATATTAAAGATATTCGACGTTCTTTAAAAGATGAACACCATGAAATAGAAAATAAAGAAGAGAAAATACTTAAAACTGTATTTGAACGAATGGATAATGTGAGAAAAGAAATATATAATATAGCGTCTACTCTCAAAGATAAGGGGTTAACTATTTCTACCATTCCTAATGAAAATAGTAAATTTGCTTATAGAATAAGTACTATATCCCCTCTTAAAAGTTTAGGATATTTATATGATGATGATTTAAATAATACCGCTTTTGATATACAGAGTAAAACTGATAAACCATTAAGTATTTCCGAGATTTATGATTTTTTAAAGGCACTAATGGAAAAGAAATTAGTTCAGCGTATAAATCGAGAAAAGAGGGAATTCAATAGTAATATCTTTCCTGTTCTAGCATCTATATATGAACAATATGTCGAAGAATGGGTTCATAAAGATAAACAATCTTTAAAGAATAAGATACAAAAATTCAACAGTTTTAAACAAGCTATTGATCAAAATAATATTTTTTATTATTTATTATTTTCACGGCATCCTATTGATGTGTTGAGAATGTCTGATCATAAAGGAATTAGTTCTTGTCATAGATTACAAGGTGCATATTCTAAAGATGAAGGAACGTTCTCTGATTGTGCTCTTGCTGATGCCAAGAATGACGGCGGAGTCGTTTACTTAATAAAAGGTTCTGATAGAAAAAGAATCCAAGAAAACTTAAATGATAAAGAAGTCTTCTTTGATAAAGATCGTAATGTTGGAAAGATTCAACCCATTGGTCGAATTAGATTAAGAAGATTTATTGATCTTTCTAATGGTAAAGATTTTGCTGTTCCTACTATGTTACAAGATGAACAAAAATATGGATTAATCACGCAAGAAATTTATCAAAAAATTTTAGATTATACCAGAGAACATCAATCCATTTATAAGAACCCTCCTGAATACACTTATGCAATGAATAACATTGTATTAGTTGGTGGAACTTATTCCGATGAAGACTTAAATGATCTACTTGATAACTTCTTTGGTAAAGAAGAATATGCAAATATTAAACATAAATCAGGACATGTTACTTCATGGCAAGAAGAAATAGATAATATTCTTAAAACAAAATATAATATTCCTAATCCTAAATTTGAATTACATGCACAAGTGGTTCAAAATAATCGAACGGGTAATTATATTCATGTAAGAATATTCACTAAATTGGCGGTTCCTTATCAACAGCAATGGAATGAAACTGGAAAGTTTTCGGAAAATTTAGATAAAGTATTAGAAGATTTGGATCATAATAATGGTATAGCTAATTTAGCTCTAGGTAAAGGATTTAAAGATGATGCATATTCCTTAATAACTAAAACTACTTGGGCCAACGGAACACTAGATATTGATATGTCTTTTAATTATCACGATCCTGATAAACTACTAACCTTAACTTACTCTCTTCGTAGAGCAAATAATAATTATGAATTAATAACTGATGATTTACAAAGATATATAAACCGTTTCATGTTGGCAATGATTGAAGATCAAAAAGAAGATCAATAAATACATTCATTATGAAAAATACCTTAACCGCCATTTTCCTTTCCCTTGTTCTATTCACCAGCATTGGTTGTTCTACTACTGATAAACAATTACTTCTATCAGAAACACCAACTCTAATTACTGCAATCGTTCCTCCTGCTGTTAAAGTAGGTATCACCAAACAACCTAAGATGGTTCCTTATCTAACTGATGTTGCATTGGCGATTGATACTTTTGCCCTTGGACAAAATTTAAGTCCGGCTGCATTACAAACTGTTATCGAATCTGCTAAAATTAAAGAATTAGAAACACCTGAAGCAGTCAATATTGTCAATGCTTCTCTTGCTCTATACAAAGCATATTACAATACTGCTGTAACTAATAAGGTTGCAAGTGTAGATAATCTTGTTCCTATTCTAAAAGCATTATCCGCTGCCATCACTCAAGGCATCACAAAGTAATTTTCTTATATGAAGTTTGATCAAATTACCAAACTTTTATTAGAAATGCCTCAAAGCAATAATGTCAAGTTAACCATTGATAGAACTGCTGAAGAAGTGCGTTCCGTGGCGGAACATATTGATAATGTTAAATTGAATAATATTATGTTTGAAGTTTGGGAAGTATCCAGCGGCGATACTGATTTATATTTCCTTGATAAAAATATTGTTGCTGCTGAAGTTGGTTTTTATAAAAGAAAAGAAGGTATCGAAGAAAATTTAATTATTCAAAATCTAAACTATAAAGGATTAATTAGAACCATTTATACGGATTATCTTCTAACCAAATTTAGATATATTATTAGTGATACTTCTATGACTAATGAAGGATTAGAGTTTTGGATCAAATTATTCAATCAAAATAACAAAAGATTTACTTTTAGTATTTATGAAATCTCGACTAAGATAAATCGAAGAGTTAGGAATGAACAAGAAATGCGAAGAGTATTTGGTCAAGAAAAGAAATTTCATAATTATAGATTCATGGTTCAACATAAATAGTATTGATATGAAAGGAAGTGGATTATTTGATATTTTTAAATCAGCAGAAATAGCAAAGAATATTACTAAGGCTTCCTCTCAATCCGTTTCGGCAATTAATATTGTTATTCCTAGCAATAAATAGTTCTATCATGACAAATGCATTTGACACTTATATTGAAGGACTTTTATCAGAAGTTGCTAATAGAGCACAACAAAAATATCAACATCTTTTAGCTCAATTAACTCCTGAACAAATTGAAGCAGGACGTGAATGGATTTCTGATTGTGAATGGGGAAATCTTGATCCAGAAGATATTAAAGAATTAACTCCTTTAGAAATCGTAAGAGGTGTTGATAAACATTATGAAGGTGGTTGGTCAGAATTTCTTAGTGCTGCTTAATCATTATGAGATTCAAGGATCATTTTCTTTTAACTGAAAATCCTGATGACCTGTACACCCAGGATTCATCTGCTATCACTTTTGGCTTTTGTAGCAACTTCGTATTCTGGTTTGATCCTACTTCCGACACTTCTTTTATTCCTACTCATGTTGAACTTCTCCTCATTGCCAAAGCAAAACATCTCAATAAACCAATTGAATCCCTTGTTCAATCTCCCGAATATAGACGCAAATTAAATTCCTTTAAAAAACTTTATCACGAAAAAGGCTACATGCCGCTAGATTGTGTTAACTTTCTCAAAGGGACAGATATGCTCTACGGAACAACCCGTGACGATTTCATCAATGATGTTCCTCATGCTTTCTTAGGAAGATTATCTATTAAAGGTAATATTATTTCTTTTTGGAATCCGCCAAATAATTTCAATGCACACACGAAACAAACCGTTAAAGATTTTCTTGGATATGTGAATATGAACCCAGAAACCTTAACTTATAATTTTGAATTACAAGGAAGTAGAGAAGTTAATTTAACTTATCATCAATTCTTTAATATTAAGAAAGAGGAAGAGCCAAAAAGTAAAGTGGATACTAAACATATTGTTCATACAACTGATCCTGCAAAGAAACAAGAGGTGTTAAAAGGAATGGGAGTTAAACCAAAAACTCCGATTGATATAAAAACAAAGTATGCCATGGGAGAAAGCTTCAAAGATCATTTCAATAACCTCTATCAAGAAAGTGCAGAAGAAATTTATTATACAGGTAAATGGGGGTTTGAACAAAGAGCCAGCTATGCAGATAAAGATGCCAAAGCATTCATTGTCGATCATGATTTTAATATTATTGCAGATAATGAAAATCAATATCATGGGGGATTAATAGGAGTCTTATCTGATATGGTAGCTAACCAACCCATTGCATATAACACAAACGGAACACTTTCAGATGAATTTAAAGAAGCATTGAAGGATAACTATCTCAACAGAAATATGTTATTGAGAAATTTACCTAATATAATCCAAGGTAGATTATGGACTGAACAAAAAGTAATAGGCTTTTGGAATACTATCGGCATGCTTAAGAACAATCTTAAATGGGTTCTTAAAATGTTCAATGATAATAATTTAAATCCTAATGAATATCAATGGGAAATTCCAGATGTTTCCGAAATATATTCCTTTGAAGAATTTAAACAAGAACTAGGTATTCGTGTTCCCAATAAAGAAGAACCGGTTAAACAAGATTTTATTGATAAACCTTTACATCTTGCTCCCCCTGAAAAGAAAGCAGCTTTAATGAAAGCCCAAGGCATTAAACCAAAAGCACCATTAGGAGCAGAACAAAGATTTAAAATGGGAGAAAGTTTCAAAGATCACTACCTCAATTATATCAAAGAATCAAAATCATCCTCTTGCATAGTTGTCGATGTCCAACCCACTTATTATAATTTCTATAAATCTAAACAAGATAAACAAAAGTTCAGAGATATTATCAATTTTGTTAATAATCAAACGGGTCCAACTTTGTTAATGGTTAATGCAGAAGAAACAGGAATAACCGAAGACACTATAGAAGATATTAAATATTTCTGGGAAGAAAACGGCTTCACCCGAAATTGGAATGATATAGAAATTATTGACAAAGGCTACGGCTATCTAAGACCATGGATGGATCAAGGAGTCTCTAATAGCTCTCTCATCAAAGCAATTAGAATCATGTACCAAAATAGAATAACTGATTCTAGAGAAATTACCGAAGACGGAAACTCATCAGAAAAATGGAAAGAATTATTAAACGATGATAATATTCCCCAATATGATCCCATCTCTGTCGAATGGTTATCTATTAAGAAATTAAAAGAATATAATAATTGCTATATTATGGGAGGAGGAAGAAACGAATGCCTCCGAGAAGTAGAACTATTAATGAATGCCTTCAATATCAAATACAAAAGAATTGATAAACTAATCTACGGTTAAATATTCAAATATGAAATTCCTAGAACTATATAACCTCTTATCCGAACGAAAAGATGACCCTCAAAAAGTTCAAGAAATCTCTCTTGCTATTCAAACCAAAATAGAAACCCTCCAGACTACTCTTACTAATCTTCTAAATAGAGTCCTTTCCTATTCTCCTACAAAAACCACCAGAGAAGAACGATTAGACCTCATTTCCGAACTAAACACCTTCTTCAATTATCCCCCTTTCATCTTCCTTAATAAAAAAGATAATAGCCATGCAGAATATGATCCCAAATATAAAAAAATCTACATCTATGACAATACCCTTTCCAATGCATTCTCAACCCTTAAGAAATACACTTACTATTATATTTCTAGAACGGAAAAAGGAGATAAATTAAACATCAAAGAATTAGGCGGATTAAAAAATATTAAACAAACTCTTCAAGAAAAATATCAAGAATTCATTACACTAATCCAAAATAAACAAACTCAATCTGCCTTATTCCATGAACTCATTCATAAACACGATGATTCAAGCATGAAAAATACCAATCTGCTTAAACAAGCATATTCCAGAGGACAAAAACAACAAGACCTAAAATATAAATTAAAAGAATTCTATCTAAACAAAATTAAAACCGGCGAAATGAATAAAGAACAAGCCGAAGAAGAATATAATAAAAGATTATCATATCTAATCAATAAAGAATATTTCAACAACACCGGAGAAATAAATGCATTCCTCTTACAAGTCTTTAATGAACTTTCAAAAAACTCAAACATAAAATCATTTAATGATTTTATGGGATTATTAGAACAACGCTTAGATACTAATCTAGAATATTTCACCAAAAGAAATAAACAACGCCTATATAAAAGAGCATACCAATTTTACCAAAATTATAAACGAAACGCCCACACATAAGAAAATAGAGAATTTTATAATAAAAAATTTTTAAAAACAAAAAACGAACAAATCAATGTTCGTTTTTTTGTTTATATGAACGACTCAATGTTGTGTAATATAAAGTCGATAGTTATATGTTAAGCATGTTCCATCAAGGGATAATTGTTCACATGTACAAATATAAACTAGATGAACAGTGTATTATATCATCTTAATAACTTTCTTCACATGTACAAATATGTGGAATTTTATAATAAAAAATAAAAATAGATGAACGTTCTCTTGCGTTTAGTAAAAAACGCCAACAGGTGTAATACTTGGAAATTATTCTATAATATTTTTTATATTTGAATACGTTCCGCATTTGCCGGGGTAGGGGGTACACCCCATTTAAGGGGTATTCCTGGAAATTTCCACGAGTCCGCCCTAATCCATCATATTTTTCCCTAATCAACTAACTTTCCGAATTAAATTAACAATTCGACAAATTTAGCAAGTAAAGGAAGGGCGACTGTGCAAGTGACGGGGAAAGCAATGTGGAAGATCATGGGAGAGTATAAGCTAAGGGTAGATAATGTCAACCATTGATTGTAATAACTTCTAGGAATGATTCGTGACCTTGTTCACCTTCTAGGGTAGGATGCCCGTTAATGATGTAGTACACATCTCCTTGATAATGGAGCATGATGGCTTGTGGATTAGGTGCAAGCACGCGTTGAAGTTTAGGTGCAAGTGAGCGAGGTTGAATTGAAATGACGGTGTAGGGGATCATGGGAGAGTATAGGTTAAGAGTGGATAATGTCAACTACTGATTAAGCATATTTCAATTCTTTGGAAAGGTTAATATCAAAGTTTCCTTGTTCGTCAAGGCCAGCGAATTCTTTGATTGTCATATTTGCGCCGCATCCATCAAACACTATGACGGGGGCATTAGCTGGCAATGTTTGAAGGTGAGCAATAAATGTTTGAAGGTGAGCAATCAAGTCGGCAACGGTAAGAGGGGGAGTGTTCATGATTCAAGAGATTAACCTATTTCAGATAATTGTCAAACGAAAACCCGGTTAGATTGTTAATCTAACCGGGTTAACTTATCAGGCTTTAGCAGTCTTACGCTTTGAGCTAGGAGGGGCATTCTCTGCACGCTTTAGGCTATTGTAGCTCTTTGCTTCCAGAGCAATGCTACACCCGCAAGAGATAGCATTAATCATGCAGAGGTAGCCTAATGCTGCATAACCGAGCCATGCCATATCTGGAAGCATTCCGCTCATTACGAGCATACCCTCGATTAGGAGGGCAAAGGCGACTGCTTTAATTGAATCGCCTTGGAATGCCAATTTGCCCCATTGAATGACGCTTTTCATGGAGAAGTAGCACCCGCCGATTGCCATAAGCATGAGCACATAGAATGCGCCTTCTGTATAGGACAGGCTAGGCAGTTTATGGGTGACTGCATAGACCATAACGGGGACTACTGTACCAAGGATTGCACCGATTGTCGTTGCAAGTCGATTGCCCTTTCTTACTGCAATGGTAAGTTGTTCAGTAATAGGGACATTCTTATGCAGGATGGACTGTGACATATAGTACTTAGTTCTAACTGGATTTATTTGAAGTGTCGAAAGGCGTTATTGCCTCCAACACGTTCACTTTACCATCTTCTGAAACTTTGTCAAATAAGATTTTCTTTTTTCTTATTTTATTTTATCCCATAGTGACAGTATCGCCATGGCGAGCACCTGCTTTGGCACTGAGAGCATCATAGATTTTAGGGCTAACCACTGTTTGTCCTTTTTCGTTTTGAGGTGCATTAACAAAGATTGCACAAGGATTGCCTTTAACAACAACACTGACAAGAGTAAGTTTGGTTTTCATAGTTCAGCAACGTAATCGAGTTCTATTCTTTGGCAATTCAACTTTTAACCTTGAACGAGTTTTTCAAAAGCTGTTATAGTGGCAAGCTCTTCTGCTAGTGTCAATGGATGGGTACCAAAGGAACAAAGCTTTTCTAATTCCGTCAATTTTCCATTTACAAGAATTCCGGTATTGCGCCAATCAAGCAATTCCTTTGCAAGATCAACTACATTATCGGCAGCAAACTTTTGTGCATTTTCTAGCTTAGTGGTGTAACTCATAGTTCAATAAGGTATCAGGTTTCTATTCTTTGTCAATTCAATTTTTACACGAATTCAGGATTATGTGAATTACCACCATTAAAGCCGGTTTCCCAGTTCCAAACAAATGCAGTTTTAAGCAAGTCTGGATTCGATTTCAACAAGTTCAAGAGTTCAACCATATGTCACAGATACTAAGCTTTATTCACTAACAGTCAAGATTTAAATCGAAAGGGTATCAAGTTTCCCTGATACCCTTTCTTTTACATTCTTTTGCCCTTTTAACGCATCGCAACCTTACTTGGCGTGTAGAGAGCCAAAGCCTTGTTACCGGCTTCAATATGGCTTAGAATGACATCTTCGTCTTGCATGAGGAAAGGGAGATACCCTTCTTTGATTTTAGCGGCTTGTCCGAATTTACCCGTAAGGAATTTATCATTACGATTTGCATTCTTTCCGGCTCCAATACCATTAGAGAAGCAATCAGTAACGGCTTGAAGGGCATCATACCTTGTTGCACCACGATTACCTGCACCCCGAACGAAAAGAGAACCGATTTCTTCCGCTCTGTTGTACACTTGAGTAGAGATAATCTTTTCTTCTTTATCAGGATTAGCATTCCGTGCTTCTTCGATAGTGTAAGCAATGAACAAAGCCCTTGCATCAGCAACAGAACAATTATGAAGATCAAGAATTTCCAGATTCTTAAAGAATTCATCCCGTTGAAGGAACACCTTGGAAAGATCATTGCTCACCTTATCGAGAGCAGCATCAGCACCCTTTGTATGATACACGCAGAAATCAAGCAACCCCTTATCGGAGAGACTTGCACGAAGGGTATTCATGCAAACAATTCGAGTTGTGGAATCATAGAAACGTGTACCAAGTGTTCCATTGTGAGAAGTGATACAATCAAGATATTGCGAGTAAATGTCACCACGGGGGCCGTTACGGGTAGCACCTCCAATATCAAGAGACATAAAGAAGATTTGTCCCCCTTGAAGTGTTCCGGCAGTGACGATAGGGCAATCGAATGCTTTGCTTACCACTTCATGAACCTTTTCATTAGGAATAACTTCATAAGAAGTTTTAGTCACATGAAGAGGAACATGATTGATACCTTGTGCAACAAGGTCGGGGCGGCACTCACTGAAATCTGCAATCACATTTTTGTGAGTATCAATCTCAGCAAGTCCAAGATTTGTAATTTCTTCTTTGACTTTTTCCAGATCATTCAAGGCGATGGCATCTTGAATGGAAGTCATGATTTCTTTGAAGGAACGTCCATCGGTGAAAGAGTTGAGAACGGTTCCTTGGCGAATTGGAAAGAACACACCTCGTTCTTTAAGGAATTCTGCCGTAATGGATTTGACATGTTCAGCAAGGCCGTGCCATTCGGTGCCTGCAATGCTAAAGACTTGATCGATTGGAAGTTCAATTTCGTGAGCCATATATTTGAGTATTTGAGGTGATTAACGGACTTTGTTTGTTTTCTCTGACAACGTTAGATTAACCTATTTCAGATTTTATGCAAATGATTTTTCTTCAATATTTTCGATTTCACGAAGAATCATGCGGCCTAAGCCAAGCACAGTCTTAGTACCATGAACCGTATTCACTCGGTCTGGATACTCTTTTGTAAATTTCAAATCAAGCATGTTAATCACTGCTTGACCTAATGCACGCTCTTGCTCTTCTGTGTAACCGGGATGTTTCATAAGATAACCAGCTTATCCCATTTTTATAAACTAAGCAAATACTATTTCAACTTTCTTTTCATCTCAAATTCAACCAACACAAAAACCACTATAAAACATAGTGGTAAAATTCATATAAAACTGATACTGCCTTTTCTTTATGATTAAGAGGTATATTGCTTAACTCAGGGATATATAAGGGCTTGATCCTTACAAGGTTACTTTATCCTTAATTCATTTTATGAAAAATATCTGTTGAATCACCAGAGAGGCTTGAACGAGCAATTATGTTACACAATTGTAACCTCATCCCTTTTCTTTCCTGTACTGTTTATCACCGCAAGCAGCTAAGTTTGAAGTAGTTAAAAAGAAATTCAATTACAATATTCTATTTAGTGAATTTTGTTTATTTTTACTTTAAAAAGTGAGAAGGGAAGTCAATTCTTGATCCCGTGCTTTCTTTGCATCATTATCGGATAAAACATGGAATTCTCTGAATCGAGGACAAATCAAATCTTTTTCCACAAGGTCATAACAACCATCCCCTTCGTGTACAGCTACTCCTACTTTCTCAGGATTAGGTATCTTCTGCAATTCTGCAATCAATTCAGCAAGTGTCTTCATAAGATAATAATTCTACTCTTGTTTCAATTCTTGTCAACAGAATAATAACATTAATAATTCATTTAAGTACTATTATATTATTCTTTCTATTATATATACTTTTTTTCGTTTTTGCCAGAGTTGTTGTTTCCAAACCCCAAAGAAGAATAACCTATCCTTCCCCTGATGTCAATTTATTATTTAAACTTTCTCTCTTTTCAATTCTAATGCGGTTTTAAAGAGGTTTCCCCTTTCCCTGGTATCCGATACTCAAAAGTAATTAGGATGCAAGGAAAGGGGAAAAGAATCGAAAAGAGAAAGGGTTAAACAAGAATCTTTCCGTCAACTAGTTTACCTTCCCGAATAAGCAATGCGATTGCCTTTTCTACTTCTGTAAGTTCTTTGGGGACTTTTCGACCTGTAATATATTCAAATCCGACTTCATCAAATTCAGGGATTTTACTAAGAGTTTGAATTTGTTTATTAGTAAGCGATTGCCAAAATTCAAGTAATTTCAATTTATTCGTATTAGGAATAATAGATTGAATTTCTTTAAGAATTGTTTCGTAACGTTCCTTAGTTACTTGTTTGTTGAAAACTCTGTAATCTTTCTGTTGTTTACTAAGAGCATCGTTATAATTTTCAGACCAACAAAAGAGTTGATATTCTGACATCTTAAGATTCTTGCAATAGGTGCAAGAGTTGCAATAGGTGCAAGAGTAGCAAGAGGTGCAAGAGGTGCAATAGTTGCAATATTTGCAATAGGTGCAAGAGTAGCAAGAGGTGCAAGAGGTGCAAGAGTAGCAATAGATATTAGTAGATGATGTCTGGCTCATAAGAATATCAGTTTAATCGTTTCTAATGAATTGTCAAATTGTTTTATAAAGTAAATGTAACCACTCCCATCTTCAACTTCGTCACTCCCTTTCCCCTAGCATACTCTTTAACCTCATTTAGACTCGATTTAAAGCGTTCAAATTGATACAAGCCACTTGGATACCTTTTAATAGTTCCAATCAGTTCTAGGGGCATTCTGTGCGATTTATTGCGTTCTCCCTTAACTCGCCACTTTGCCAATTTATTCAAAACAATTGGATTCCTATGGCGCAACCTGCCATAAACTACATAACCGGATTGATTATACCTTGGCTTTTCTTTAATCGAAAATTTCGACCCGTAAACTAATCCAACTACCCTTTCTGGAATCTTTTTAGCCAATTTCATTCCCCATTTTAACATATTCCATCCCTTTGTCAACCCACATTCGGCCAGCATATACCGATTCTCAATAAGAGCGACTTATTGAGAATACTAGACAAAATGATCGATTTTCTCCTAGTGTAAACCTTGAAAATAAAAATTGACAAAGGCCAGCAATAGGTTATTATACCTCACTGAAGAGAAAGATACCTTGAAACTAACAAGGGAAGGAAAACGATTCAGATAATTCTAAGTGATCTTCGACTTCTTTTATTATTTTAAATAGATGCACTGTATGATATAGCTCTAAAGAGATTTCCCATCGTTCTCCCTGCTTAATTCATTCTAACCTATCTCGGAGATTTGTCAAACTATTTCTTCTTTTTCTTTTTGAATCTCTGCTAAGATTCCTTTACTCCATTCATTAGGTTTAAAATGAACCCCTTGAATGGCTTTAGAATCAGCAATTACTCGCCTATCACGTTCTCTATCTGACATTTTCTTTGGCGGTGAACTCTTTTTCATATCACATTATACTCCATTTTCAAGGGTTTGTCAAATCCTTTATTTTCTCTTCAATGGTCTAAATGATCCGTCATCATCCGACCTATAAACCGTTCCATTGATTACCAGATCATATGAATCATATGCAGTACTAAATTGCACATTATCAACTTCAACTTTCGGCTTAATACCAAATATCCATTTCAAAAACTTTTTCATACTAAATTATACTCCATTTTAACACTCTGTCAAACACTATTCGGACAGCATTAACGATTCTCAACAACAAGGGCTTATTGAGAATACTAGACAAAATGATCGATTTTCTCCTAGTGTAAACCTTAATGAAGAAAAAACAAAATGGCCAGTATTATGAAATTATGAATTAAGAAATAAATCCATAAGAAAATAACAGATAATTCCTGCTACCATTCCTAAGATAAATGAATTTGGTTCCATAAAGAGAATTAGTTGAGACTTTTATATAATGCCCCTAAGACAAGTATATAAAGAATAAATGAGAGAATTGTGCAATAATCCATAAGGGGAAATGTTAAGGATTTGAGGTAAGAGGGAGTATTAGAAAATTTGTGAGAGGGGCAGACTTTATAATTTTAGAATAGTATTAGAAGGGAAACTAATGATTTCTTAATTGAAGAAATATTCAGTATATTCAGAAAACTAATCTGGTAATGCTGTATATTGCTTAGATCAAGAGAAATCAGCAGTTCTAAATGATTCCCAGTCAGTGTTGTTCCAAAGGGAAACAGGGTTGCTGGAATATACTTTTCCATTACTTACGTACCAGTTAGATCGATTGATACCGAGAGCACGAACAATGGAGGTAACATCTTCTGCATTGGAAGGAATGTGAGGAGGGAGAGTATTTTTGTTCATGATGTTATATTACCTTATAAAGGGTTATTTGTCAAAGGAGGAAATGGATAATCTTCATTAAAGTATTTCCTTGCTTCTGTTTTGTGGCGAAAAGAGCGGTAGCCGCCTCCGACTCTTACGAAGTACTTATTTCCTTCGTGTTTATAAGGTTTTCCGTTTTCTTTTTCAAAAGAGAAAATTCCTGGTTCGACATTGATACGGGATAAGTCAACAAGGGCAATGTAGGAGATGAACATAAAGGATTATACCTTAGTTAATGATTTTGTCAAAGGAGAAATGCATTTTCTGAAAGAGGCACCCATTCAACAGGCCAAGGAACTTCTTTATAAAAACCTCTCTTAACGGCATTATCATAGATTGCATGAGCCATGATAAAATCATCATAGATAACATCTCCTAGTTGGGTAGCAAAAAACCATAATTCTTGATGTTTAGCCATTAAAAATTTCCCCCCTTTTTGCATTAGATGTGTATTAGTGTCATCAAATGCTCCTTTGCCGTTGATTTCGTAAAATTTAGGTTTCATGGATGGATTATACTTTATAAAATTATTTTGTCAAAACAAAATCACATTTTCTATGCCCTGTTTTCGGGCATCATTTTTTTCTCCATCCATATTAAGGGTAATTTCCTTTAAGGATTTTACTTTGATTTGAACGGCAGGCATCAAGTCAAAGTAACCATCTCCGGCGTACGTTGCAATACCTACTTTTTCAGGATTAGGAATTTTGTTTAATTCCTCGATTAAGTCTTTAAGGGATTTGAGCATGATGATGATGTTTATTCGCTAAGCCATTTAAAGAGTTCTTTCGGATTATCGAAGAGAAAGATTTGGGCATTATTTGTTTCAATGAAGAATTTGCACCATTCTTCAACTGATTTAGGTTGCCTGTCAGGACAACGACCATAACTGTTACCTTGTTCCCATGCTTCAACAGCACGGGCAAAGTAAGTGTCTGAACCAAAACTGGTAGGAATCAAGGTGATTTTTTTATTTTCCTCAGTAAGCAAACCGACAAGAGGATTTTTGATTCTTGTCAATTCATCAAAAGGGATAGTAGTAGTCTGTGTCGGAGGAAGGACTTGTTTCATAGGATTATTGAGTATAGGTTAGAAAGGGGGTTTTGTCAAGACAGAAATAATAATGTTATTCAAGGTAAAAGATTTCAATTGAATCATCTTTATAATTCGGGCCTTCTGTATTTTTGCAATAGAAAGCCGTTGGTTGGTAAAGCTTTTTGAATTCTTTTAGGGCAGAACTGGTTGAGCGTCTTTTTTGGGAGATATGAACAGATTTTGCCGATTGTTTAAATTCGTCAATCTTTCGGAAATATTCCATTTGCCGTCCGAATGGAAGATTATTGAATTCTTTATCTTTGATACCGAGAGAGGGAAGATTAAAGAAGTAAGTTGTTTTGTTCATAACGGATTATACCTTATAAAATTATTTTGTCAAATTGAAATTGAAATAGGTATCAACTAATCCTTTTTCGGCGGTTTAGTTGATAAAAGGGGATTTGTCAACAGGGAAACATTTAGAACATCTGGTAATGCAGCGAGCATTTTTTCCGCCTTTCAATACTTTGCTTTTATAGACTACATTATTTCCTATTTGGCTGCCATCCCAAAGAGTCACTGTTGCACAGGCGGGGCAGATTTCAAAGTAATCAAAACGAATTAATGGGATTTTTCTTCTAGAAATACGATAATTCATTACCCTATTCTGCCCAAACTTTTCAAGAAGAACATCTCTCATACTCTGTGCATCTCGCAAAATAGCAGCCAGATTAGTTTTAACAGGAGGAGTGTTCATATATGCACAGAGTATAGCGTTTTATTAACTATGTCAACATGCATTTGATTTCATTTTGATTGCTTCCATGCAGAAATTCATGGCAAGATTGCGACTTGCTGCTAATTCTGGTTTACCCTTTTTAATATATTGTTTTAGTTCTTCTGGAGAACCTTTAAAACATCCACAAAAGAAAATCAATTTTTCTTTGTATTCAATCAAGGTAAGCATTCTTCCACATTCGCCATGACCCACGAAAGAGCATTGTGCATATTGAATACCTACCGCATAACTAAGATCAGCATAACTAAGATTGGCAGAACGAAGATTGGCAGAACTAAGATTAGCAGAACGAAGATTGGCAGAACTAAGATCAGCAGAACGAAGATTGGCAGAACTAAGATCAGCAGAACGAAGATTGGCAGAACTAAGATTAGCAGAACTAAGATTAGCAGAACGAAGATTAGCATAACGAAGATTAGCATAACGAAGATTAGCATAACTAAGATCAGCACGTTTTCCGTTTACTGTATCTCCTTTAAGGAAAAGATCATGTAAACGAAGGATTTCTTTCAGTTCGGTAGGAGTAGGGTTCATGATTTAGAGTATAAGCGTTTTATTAACTATGTCAATTTTTTTAACTAACTATCCCATAAAGGATACCAAGTAAGAAAAATTCCAACAAAGATAAACCAAGTATTATGTTGTTCAATCTGTCATATTTTTTAGAGCAGATGCAACAATTCTGTGAAGCAATCCAGCAAAGAATGATTATAATTACTACAAGAAAAATCAGGAATGAGAGGAAGAGAATCATAGTGTATGAGTATAAACGTTTTATTAACTATGTCAAAAGGTTTATGCAATCTGTAATGGAGAAGTCCCGCCGTTCAATCCGGCATGAATATTAATCTCTTTACCTTGTGCAATGCCATCATTTAAGGCATGAGAATTTTTAATCTGAATAGATTTTGCTTTAGTATTAATCAGATTAGGAAAGAATTCGACAAGGGCATTCTCCAATAGTTTCTGGTTATCAACCAGCATCAAGGCATAACCACTTCTGATTTGCTCCTGAAGGGCTTGTTCAATCTTTGCCTTTGCATCGTTCAACTTGGCAGTTAGACCTTGCCACAAGCCAAGGAAATAGCTTTCCCGTGCATTCTTTGCATGTTTATTCTTTTCATAATATGCATACCAAAGTTTAAAGAAGGTATTTCAAGGTAATTGTAAAGAAACTTGGCAAAATCGATATTTTCTTGTTTACCGACAAACCAGATTTTACGCCCGCTTGCACGGTTTCCGCCGGTAATCACTTTAACTTCAAAAAACTGTTTAAGAATACTTGAAACATAAGTGTGAGTGACAGAAAGACGGGCAGAACCTTTGCTGACATCTTCTTTTTTCATTTCCGCTTTAGGGCGGGATTGCTGACTAATTTGTGACAATTCAATATTGTTTTCAGCAGCAATACGCAGGGCAGTTTCCATTGCAAGATTTGCTTCATGTTCATTATCTGAACCAGCAAGAGCAACAAGTTTTTCCAATTTAGCCAAGATTTTCGCATGTTCGTTAGTCATAGAAGGAAAGGATTATAAACTAAATCAGAATGAAGTCAAGGAAGATTATAAAATTAGCAATATTCGTGATAAGTACCGTTTTGATAAAAATAAATGGATTCATCATTATCAAGATCATCGCCCGTATCAGGATCAATAGGAATGCCAGAATCACAGAGATTAGCTACAGGAACATAGACAACATAGGAGTCATCTTCATTAAAAAAGCGTAGATAGGTATTTGAGGTATTCATAAGAAGGGAAGTATAAGTTATAAATTAGAATGTGTCAAGCACTAAGAGGGTTTTCTGGATCAGAATTCTGACTTTTTTTAATCAAAGACAACGGGTTTATGTAATTCAAAACTTGCAGTGAAGGATAGTTCGTGTCCTCTTTTAAATTCGACAATTTTACTACGATGGACACCAGGGGATACGGCTTTACGTTCAGTAGCAATAACTAAAACTGCATTATTGAAGAAATTACGAATTACTCCTGTTTTTTTGTACTCAGGTGGACAATCTTTAAAACGAACAATATCACCAATGTTCTTAATTCTTTGAATCCCTTTAGACATATTTTAGATGCTCCTCCCATGAAAAATAAATGGAACGTTGAGCAGTCATACCAATTTTTGCTTCTGCAATATTAAGGTATCCTTTGGGAGATAGAATATCTTTGCAACATTGCACAAAATATTTATAATCCAAATGTGCTTCTTCAGGACATGCAATATTAAGTTCAGGATAAGGTTGAGTTTTTTGTAATTCCGCAGCAACTACAGTTTCAATGAATTCCTTTGTAATCAGTTTTATCTTTGCTCTGATTTCAATCTGTTTAAGAGCATGTTTAGAAGGAGGAAGAGAACAGGAGTTAGGTAGATCAGGCATAAAGGTATTATATGTTATAAATCTTTTTTGTCAAATAACTTTAATGCTTTGCTGCATATAATGATCGGCATATTTGTTAGTTTGTTTTAGCCAATATTTCCTACGTCTTTCATTTTTAGCATTTAGGAAATTACTTTGTGCTTTGTCATACTTGCTTCCGATTTTTTCAAGTTGCATATATATAATGATTTACTGTTAAGGTTAGAAGAAAAAGAAAATAACTACAATCGAAACAATCAACATGATTCCTAATTGTGTTTTAGAAGAGACTTGCATGGTTTTCATTATAAGGTGTAATGCTGCAAATGCAAGTAAAGAAGACAGGAAAGTATTCATTATTTCTTTTTCGTTTTCTTCTTTTGTTTATTTCCACAATTGGAAAACAAAAAGGTTGAACCGGCATCAGAGACAAAGTTAAGAACGACTTTCTTTTTCTTGTGGTTTGCTTTCATGATGTATGATACCATTTTATTAGCTATTGTCAAGGCACGGATAAAAGAAAAACCCCTTGAACATATAAAAGTACTCGCACGAAGGCAAAGGCACATGTTCAAGGGGTATTATCTTTTCTATTTGATTTACTTCCGTCCTCTTGTTTCCGCAATACCCATGAAGGGATTTTTTGTTCCATTACCACTAAGGGATTTAAATTCCTGTTATTTCAGAAATTCCATCTTTCGCATTAAAGCATAGGATGGGGAACGACTCCATTTTTCTATTCCATGTGTAATTTATTAAAACGATCTATTTAAGCAGCATCGATTTCAAGTCAATCTGTTTTAAATAAACCCGAAAAACTACTCTTTAGTTAATAATCTTTCGGGTTTATTTAGAAACAAAGCGTTAGTTACTTCCGCTTTATCTCTACCCTTTACCTAACTCACACGCCGAAATAGTAGCAAGGACCAGCCGCCTTTTTCAGATTATCTACATTACCATCTTTGATGAATTGTGCAACTGCGGAATCAATCTTTTTCAGTTCAGCCTTTGCAATCTTTTCCTTGCGACGAATTTCTTGCAATTCTGCCACTTTGATCTTGAGAATGTTATCGGCAGCTTCCAGAATGCGCAAGGCTTGAGCTTGTGCTTCTTTTTCCTGTTGAGCTTTGAGTTCCTTGGCAGCAAGTGCAATAGTGCCGGTGTCAAGGGTTGCAGCTTGGCTCAAAAGATGAGCAACACGGGGAGAGAAATCGATGGGTTTATTATTAGGTTTCATAGAATAGTTAGTGTGTTTGATTTTGGTTAGATTCACCTTGTGGCGATGAGAGATAGTAAGCGATTTTCGAGACTTTGCAAGCAGAGAATTTTTTCTTTTTTTACCATCCATTAGAAAACTTGTGGATGGGGTTGACATATTTTTTATGAATTAAGGACTGCAAGAAGAGGCTGCTTATCTTCGATAACTTTAGGAAGATTTAGTGTCATGCTACCATCTCTTACGTTTCCGCCTTCAACAAAAGCAAAGAAACAACCAGCAGATTCAATATCTTCTTTACAATCAAGAATTTTTGCTACTTTAGCATGTTCCAAGTCTGAACTGAAAATGATAGGCCCAAGGGTTTTATGAATGAAGTATTTCATAACAAGATATTACTCTTTTATTTCTTAATGTCAACAGGTTTCACTAATGATAATTGTTCTACTTGTTTTTCCAAAGTTTCAATTTTTTCTTTTACTTCTTGATGACGAATATCATCCATATAACCAAATCCCATCAGCATCATAACAAGAAAAGAAAGCCACTTAGAATCTAATTCTGCACCGGCGACAAGATCAATTAGCGCCCAACCAAAAAAGAAAATAGCGAAAAGGAATGAAATAGTCATATATGTTTGTTTTATTATTGTTTGTTTTGAGAGAGTTTTGTAAGTTGAATCTTTAATTCATTAACTTCTTTTTTGAGATTAGTAATCGAATCAGCATGAAACATACAACCTGCCATTAGTAGCAATAGCCAGGAACTAATTGTATAAGTGCTTAAGCATTTACATCGAACGGTAAGAATTAAACACCAAATGAAAAAGAAAAAGCCGCAGAGAGAGGTATAGACATAATTTATTATTGTTCGGGTTTTCTTAACAAAACTTCTGAACCATATTCGATATACATTCCATCTTCTGCATATTGTTGCTGAATACGTTCCTCTTCTTCCCATGCTTCATTCAAGGTATCAAAAGTTTTCAAATTCTGAAAACTTTCATCAATCTGTTCTTCTGTCAATTCTTCACAATAGAAAGAATGAATACACTTGACAGCAAAATTGTGATTAGGAAGTTCCCGAATGTAGATAGCATTATCGGCGCTCATAAGAAGAATATAATAGAGTTTAAGTATTAGTCAACATCTATGTTAGCAAATGGATTGCGGGGATGATAATCAGAAGCCAAATCCAATTCTAATTTACTTTCAGACAAATAAGAAAGATTATCTTCTTGTTTAGGAATAGCTTGTAAAAGATATTGTCTTGTTGTTTCAGCCAATTCAGGAGAAACCCAATAATATTTCGTATCACTTTTTCGGGCAGATTGATAAGAAATACAAATTAGTTCTTTGTCAAGATAAAGGGCATTCCATCCTACCATTGTATCAGTACATTGCCAAGTATGTAAAGGATATTCAGAAAATAGTTTAAGTTTTTCTTCCTCTGCCCCATAGAAACCTTGAATACCTAAATCTAAACCGAGACTCTTATAATCCCAGAAAGAATTTTCATAAGGAATAAATTTGGTTGTATCAACTTTAGCAAGTAGTTCTTTTAGTGTCATATCGGAGTTTAACAGAGTTTGAAGATTAGTCAAGAGTTTTCAAATGCTCTCTCCAACCAGCAATATCGGATTCCAATTCATCAATAAAATTCTGAATTTCTTTTTTATATGCAATCAGTGCTGCTTCTTTTGTTTCGTATAATTCATTACTTTTAACCCAAGCAGAAGCATTAGAATCTTCGTCTATTGTCAATCCATCAGCATAATAATAAATGGAAGAAACCCGCACCATTTTACTAATGTTACTTGGATCATTTTTGGTTATAACTACTTGATAAGGTTTGCGCGGATTATCATCACCATAGCTTTCCGCTTCGGCAGAAGGAGCAATACACCAATATGTTTTTTGAACTTCGGGCATAAGAAATTAATCAATGATTAAACGATGATTAAACGATAAGGCAAACCATTGTCGTGAATAGCAATAACTTCTTGCAGATTGTTTGAAACCCTCCTAAGTATTTCCATCAACATTTCAAAATTAGTAGGCATTTCATTCGGGAAAGTTTTCAAATGTCTCTGTTGTTCTTCTGCCAAGGTAGAAACGGTTAAATCTGACTCATCACTAGTTGCAATGAGAACTTTTTGTGGATCAAAAAGATTAAACGCTTCTTTGGTGAAATGGAGGAATTGCATAGTGATATTATAGCCGAGTTTAACAATTAGTCAAATACAAACCAAAGTTTCGCGATTCCAGGCGGCTCTAACTGCATTGATTGCCCTTGGCTCATTCTTATCCATCAATTTCTTAGCATTCACCTTAAAAAGAAATCCACCTTTAAGAATTTCTTCCCGACTAATTCCTAATCTATGTTGTGCAAATGACAATGTTCCTTCAATACAATTTCCCGCTTTTCTCGAATCAAACAAAGTCACCATTGTTGTCGGAATATCTTTTTGAAAAATTCTTTCAAATCTTTCATGATTCTTTGCAATTCGCTTTGCTTCAATTCGCAATTTGTAATTATTAGCCATTATTTGCCTAATCAATGTGGCAAATCTAGCATTTAATAAATCTTCCGTCGATGGATGATAATCCATTCCATCAGATAGCCGCTTAAGTAGCAAGCCTTTATCATCTCGTTCAAATTGCATTCCTTTCGGAGCATGAATGATTTTCTTATTCATTTCACCTTCAAATCCCCAAACATAAATAATTGATTTCTTATTTTGTGTAATCCGATAATAAGAAGTATATCGCGGTTCATAATTCCAAATAATACGATTGAATTTGCCTTTATATCGGCCCATATTCAATGCATCATAATCACCTTTTTTCTTAATCAATGTGGATGATTTAGGACTTGTCCAATTGGATAACCTTTGATTTGAATTTTGTGCCGCCGTCGTTGCAATTCTTGCCAATGAAGTATTGTTCTTAGAAAACTTTGGATATTTCTGTTTAAGTAATATCAATCCATTTTCTACTTTCTTATTTTTGAGATTGAATTCATTGACATGTTTAATTCCTAATTTATTTCGGACAGAACCAGCAAGCTCTTTTGCTTTTTTTTACTGGCATAAATTGCTTTAGCCATGCTTGCCATTCGCTTACCTTAGAAAGATGAGTTGGTTTGTTCATAGGACGTATGATAACATTTTTATTAACTAAGTCAAGGATTGTTTATCGTTTTGTATAGACGCCATCTCGGAAAGATTTGTCAACGAATTTATCAGATATTTCCGGCCACCAATCAGGAATCATTTTCTGGCTAGGCCATTTTGCAAATCCATTTTTATCCAACCAATAAAATTTCCTATAGGCAATTAATGTATCAGGTTCAGTCTTATCTAATTCTTGTTTAAATGGACCGAAACACCGGGCAAATGGAGTCAAACCATTTTGTTTAAAAGAAAGATAATTATAATTCTTTTCTGCCCATTCAATATGTTTTTGAGAAGCATGCTCACGTTTGTAACGACGGGTATATTCTTCACATTGCGCCAGTCCATGAATCAATGCCCATTCAAAATTATCTTTTGATTCTCTCAACCAGATGCTAGACGGGTGTTTATAGTGTCGGTTAGTATATTCGTTAGGATAAGGTGTAGAACCTTCTGGAAAGGCAAACATGAGCATTCCCATCGTCTCCAAGGGCATTCGGGAACTGTGTTTGGAACAAAGTTGTTGAGCAGAAAGAATAGGACAACAATTATCTGCAATTGGAAAGATATTCATGAGAGGAATTATAAACTAAGTCCTTAACTTGTCAAGAAGTTATTCAAATACAGGAAAAAGACAATCATGTTTTTCATGCGGTTCTTCATTCATACAAAATGATGCATCTTCACAAGGTTCAGGAATTCTTTCCCCTAAAAGGGTTAAAACCTCTTGCCCACAATTCCTAAGTGTATTAGAATATCCTAGATCAATACATTCTTCACAAGAATCATAAGGGGTTAATGCCCAACTGAATGCACGTTTTTTAATTTCTTCAAGATTGTTCATAATTAATCTAACACTGTTGCTTTTGCTCCATTGAATGCGATTACGGGATCACGGGACCAAAAAATTTCATTATCTATCCTATCATCATCCAATTCTGTTTCAAATTTGATTTTACCTTGAAGAGCATAACCCTTCTGAGCAAGATGCTGAAAAATCAATTCTTCAATCTCTTCTTTGGTAATTTCAATTACTTTCGTTTTAGATGGTTTAGACATAAGAGATTATTTCTCAATTTTTTGTGCAACACTACTCCATTTAACTTTACATTCTAAAAAGGTTTTCTCGTTTTCAGGTGTTTTGGGTAATTTTTCTTTTTTATCAGTTAGATAAAATTCTTCCCAATCTCCACATTCGATAAGTTGTTTAACGGTTTTCATTGTGAAGTAGTATAAGCGGTTTATTCAAGAAGTGAAAATGGTAGTTGGTGCAGGTGTCGATCCTGAAGGTGTTTAAACACAACACGGATTATGAGTCCGCCGCTACCGCCGGGCAGCCCCCACCAACCATTAATTAATAAATTTTGAGAATCAAGTTCTCTATAACGTCCTTACTTTACCATCTTTTACGAAAGAGTCAAGGGTTGATTTTCCCATTCGTTTTCTTCATTCTTCACCAATCGTACACTGTTACCCGTTTCATCAATGTAAGAAATTTTCCAAATAGAAGAATCTTTTTCGGCTGCAAGTTTTGCTTCTACCAGAGCGGATTCAAGATTTGAAGATGAATAAAAATTCAATCCAGTTTCTTCGCTTCTTGTTTGAACTGTATAGATATTTGTCATAATTGTTTATTTTGGTTTAGAACTGAAAGTAACCAACTAACTATTAGTCAGGAGATTTTTAGACTACAATCGATTTTGTCATTAGAAGGCTACGTTCAATTCTATATTAGACTTTACCATCTTTTCTCTTTTACGTCAAGAGTTATCTGGAAAAAGTCTCTTGAATTTCTCGAATGATTCTTCGTGGAAGAGTACTATATTTGCGATAAACTCTTTCTATTCCAACTAAATCCACCATTTTCATAATAAGATCAACAGAACGTGCATTAGTCAAAAACCAACAAGGAGTCATAGGAGCAATTTCTTTTATTTTATCAAATAAAACTATACCCGTTTCCATTCCATCATCTACTGATTCGTTAGCTAATGTTTCCCCTGGCAACATAATACATTCCATAATAACTAATGTATATCGCCCATTGTTAGTCGACAACTGCAATGCAATGTCTGGGGTTGTAGCATGTTCAACAAAAAATCCATGTTCTTCTAATGATTCCACATAATTCTTTGAATTGAAATCATCATCTACTAAAAGTATTCTTGGTATTTCCATAATTATTCTTCTTTCTTTTCTGCGAATGTTGCAAATACTTTAGGAATAAGGAAATTGAAAGAGGCAAGAGCGAAACAAATCCACCAACCATAATATGCATATAAGATAATGAAACCAATAGAAATTACATTTTTAAATGTAAATGTTTGGAGTTTCAACAATGCATTGTTATATTCAACATGTTCTTCTTTCAAGATTTCCTTTAATTCAGGAAGAAAGGATTGTATAGTTTCACAAAAAAGGATAAGCCCAAATGCTACGATGGTTAGCAATGTTCCAAACATTAGCCATGCCAGCAGCACATTGCCCCAAAGAGGCGAAACAAAGAGAGTAAGACTGATTAAGGTGGCAGGAATCACCAAATAGAGTGAATCTTTAAAGAGGGTTTTAATTGAGGAGTTATTCATATTTTTTTTTAAATGGTGGCGATGGTCGAAATCGAATCGACAAGCAATTTCTTGCAAAAGTTTTTAAAACTTTCCTGTTTACCAGTTTCAGCACATCGCCATTTTTCATTTTACTATATTTAATTTACTTTGTCAACTATTAAAAGCTAGGGATTAGATAAATGAGAGGGGAAATCAATGCAGCAACCAATGAATACACTGCAACACTGAGCAATGCCGCTTGAAGAGTGAACCAGACTACTACAACGATAAACAAACCAACTGAATCAAGATTTTCTAGCCATTTCCATTCCACCTTCATTTTGTAAGGAAGATACAACAGATACATACCTAAAAGACTGACAAGAGAAACTGCAAGGAAATAAAGAGTAATCATATTTTAGTTGTTTATTTCAGACTTTTGTTTACCCAAGATTCTACTTCGGATTTAGCACCTGTGCAAGTGCTATCTTTACCATCTTTTCGGATAGTTGCTTGCCAAATAGGAACTCCTTTAGGAGAGGTTTTACCTGTATTAAACACGGAGGATACGGGAGCAAGTTTCATATTTTTTATTTCAAAGTAATTGGATAGCCTGACATAACCTTACGATTCGCATCTTGTTCTGTCAATGGGGAATAATCGGTTTGTAGATTATGAAGAGTAACAGAACGAATAGCAGGAACATTGACATTATTTGTCATATATCGAATCATATTAACCGCATCTTCGGGACCAAATTGGGTTTCAATTTCAATATCAAGAGTGAGTTTTGTTTTGAACATAATGTAGTATCGTTTAGTTTAAGGGTTTGTCAAGTCAGGAGTATGAAGAGTTGCCGTTTCCCCTCCCATTTCAATTAATTGTCCGGTTTTACCATCATAGAAAACACTGCCACAAGTATTTTCTCCTACAAATTCCCAATCACCTGATTCAATCATTTCTCTTGCTTCTTCTTCTGGAATTTCTTAGTTTAAGGGTTTGTCAACAATTCTTTTATATCATCTTGAGTAATAAGATCGAATGCTAAGGCGAATGATATAGCCCGAACTAGTGCGGAAGCATGCCAACTAAATGCATGCAGTATAGGTTTTCGTTGTTTAATAACGTTTTGTAAATTACAAAAATGTGCTAACCAATTCTCATAATAGTTCAATTGAAGGGCATTCGTATCATCTACAAACACCTTTTCCATTTCTCGACAATTATATAATGATTCTTCACCATCAATATAATTAGGGATTTGTTCTAGTTGCCATACTTCATTTCCTGGTCTTGACCAACAAGAAGATGCCTCTATTTTATAATTTAAAGAATGGGGTGCTTCGTATTGAGAAGGAGGACAAAATTTCCAACCAATAAATTCAGCAATAATTACATTTAAACGTTTTTGTGCAAAGGTCATATATTATGCTGCTTTCTTCATTTTAGGACGGAATGAGCTTTTCAGATCAAATCCATGACTAATGATTTTTCCTTTGTTTGTTTGGTTATCTGGCGGAGGAGGATTATCTTTCAACCATCCCAGATAGTCATATATCATACCATACATTGTACGACTGTCAATGATAGATGCAAATCCATATGTACTTAGAATTGGAATAGTATATACTCCATAAGCAGCTAACAACACAGGTTGTTGCAATTTCTGATTTATATCAGAAGAAACTCCCTTATATCGCTCCAAGTTTATATTTGACCAACCATCCAGTTTATCAGAAGGTTCAGTATAATACAATCCATTTTTAGTAACCATCGGAAACTTTTTTCCACAAATGATAAATTCATGTAAATGGGTAGAACCTGAAAAGGACACAAATCTACTAGTCTGAAGTGCCCTTCGATCATAAATTCGTGTTTCGTCATAACCATAATAGGCTACTTCATGATCATAGTAGTCCTTCCACTTAGATATGATACGCATATTTTTAAAGATTAAAGATTAATGTTCACGGCACCCATGCGAAGGATACCAAAGTTCTGTTTTCGAGCAGCATCCTTCACTGCATCAAAGTTAGGAAGCGTTTCCCCATTGAAGTGATAGATGCCTTTAGAAGGTGGTTTAACCGTTGCAATAGGCTTCACAGAGAGAAAACTATGCATGGCAGGATTGCGCTTATCAGGAGCACGGTAAGACCAATGTTTACAAGTGCGAAGAGGACGAGCAGTGGTGTTATTGAAGATTGACATAGTGTTAGTAGAGTTAGATTTTGTATTGTTTCGTCTGACAACAGGATTATAACTTATAAAAGGGTTATGTCAAACGCCATTGCTTCAACCAACGATTAAAGTTTTTATCATATTCGCTCATTTCATCAAAGTATAGATAATCATCTTGTGACAGCCAATATGCAACTTTTTCAAAAAAGTCAAGACCAAACCGATTAGAAAATATAAATCCCTTACAATATGTTCGACAAAATTCCATTCGAGAATTTACCCAAATGCATGCATAATCCTTAATAGAACAATCTTTTAACTTCTTGAGAACTAACAAACAGTAAGATAAAGGATCAGGAATCATATATTTTAACGTTGTGTATATGCAATAATACCTGCAATGAGATAGATGATTATGAAGATGATAACAAGGGGAAATACGGTCATAAAGGTTTTTATTTTAAAAGAAAAAGCAATACACAAGGAAAATCACCTAACTTTCACAAATATGTATTGCTTTTCTTTTTCTCACTTCTATTCCTCGTAACGTTTAAGGAATAAAATTATTTAAAAATTGGAACTTCGTCATTCTCTCCATAAACATGAACGGTGCCATACTTAGGATGAATCTCCACTTTAACGGGATTTGTAATTTTATGTAGTTCTTGTTCTTTATCCGCATCAATGACGGCAAAGACAACAACAGTAGAGACTGCAAGAGCAACAATGAGAGGAAGGAGTGATTTGATTTTCATAAGAACGAACATTAGCTGATAAATGATTCTTTGTCAACCGATTAATACCGGAAATGATGACCGAAATACGGCATGGTTGAATATCCATAACCCCCATAATATGTCCGATTATAGCGATAAATTGGATAATATGTCGGATAACTGTTATAGTATCCATAAGGTTCAACACATGAACTCAAACAGAAAATTGAAAAGAGAATTAGAAGATATTTCATAGCGGGGTGCCAGTATTCAACGATTTTTATTAGTTAAGTTTTATTACTTAAATTTTTAGTAGTTTTATCTAGATATTCTAGTTTTTATAATTGATAATTTTTTGTTACAATTCGTCGATGTCGGAAGATATTTGTTCACCGCACAAATATAAATCAACTTTAACACGCGGAGAGCCGGGATATTGAAGAATTTCAATTCCGATTTCTAAATTTTGTTTTAGAAAATCAAATATTTCTTGTTGAGTAGGATTCAGCATATTATTTTCTATTTGAGGGATTCATAATAATCTTTAATTGATATACCAACTCCTATGATTGCACCGATTAATACCACATATGGTATAATCACTAATAGAAATTCTTTTTTTGTGGTAATCAGCTTTTCATTGAATGCTGATGCCACAAGAAACGACAATAACAATGCTACATAATTTAAAATCAAAAGAGCTAGCAAAAGAGTAATCATAGGACTTAATCGGTGAAAATGTGATACAATCTATGGATTAAAAATAATCCAAGAATGATTAGAAAGATCGGTGTTGTCATAGATCATTATAACTTAAGTAATATCAGTGTCAACAAGATTCCATAACCATTTAATATCGGCCCAAATAGCAGCATGGTCAACTGCACAAATGAACGGGATTAACAGATAGGGACAGACTACTGCCAGGATATAGCCTGCTGCTCGCTCATCCTCGGTCAAATCAAGCTCCTTATCAATCGCCCAATAGACCACAAACAAGGCAAGAGCAATCAATGCAAGGAAAATATGAAATAGAATAAACATATATATTTTAATTTTAGTTAGTACCACAAAAACCCGAAAGAAATGAATCCTTCGGGTTTTTGGTTTATTATTTATTGTTCTTATTTATGCAGTCAGATACTTACTGACATCTTCCGCCGTGACACCATTAGCAGGTGCATACCTTGCTTCCAAACTCTTAGAATCGTCACTGAGTTCACCAGATACTTCTGCTTCAATACGACTCTTATCGACATCAGCACGAAGTTTATCAATTGCACCAAGAGCACTGCCGTTACTCTTCAACACTTCATTAACTTGTATATTAAACTGATTAATCTTAAGATCAGAAGATAGATATTCCTTATCACTTTCCGCCTTATCAATCAAGGCATCAAATTCTGCAATCTTATTTTCCAAACTATCTTCTTGCTTAGTAAGCTTACTGAGTTGTTCATTTGCATCTGCAAGTTTTTGATTTGCTGCTGCTTTCTTCATTAGAGCAAGTTTAACATCATCAGCTTTTTGAGCTTTTCCTGCAAGCATTGCAAGTTGTTCGTACTTATTAACATCATCGAATGCTTTAGAGACTTTACTTTTTGCAAGTCCTATTGAAACAAGGATTTGTTTACGAAGTTCAATCATACGAGCTTTTTGCTGGCGAATATCAGCAAGAGCGGCATGTGCATCTGCTTCAGGATCACGAATAGCTTCGGCAGCATTATCTGCCTTCAATCGCAGTCGATTAAACAGGGATTTAATCATCTTAAAGCCTGTAAATAAATCCACCAGAAGGAAAAGGAGGATCAACAGCGTTGTGAATTCAATAGTTGTAGTGAGTAGGATCATATTATTTTTGTTTTTGGTTTATCTAACAGTATTATCTTAGCATCAGTTTAAGAGTTTGTCAACCGATTAAAGATAACTAACGTCGGTTTCCAAAATTAGTCGAAAATTGTAATAATGAACAAGTCCACTATTGTCAAATAGATCATTTCCAACTTCCAACATTGCTAATCCATCAACATTCTCTGTCTTTCCTTCAACAGGAAAATATAGAATGAATTTAGCATGAAGCTCATTGAACTTAAGTCCATTCCTCAAAGGATTTTCTTTATATTCTTCAAAGAAAGTATTCTTGATTTGATATTTTGTAGAATTTTCATCATCATTTAGATCAAATGAATATTCCCATTTACCAGTATATTCACTATCACAATTCTGATAAAGAAATTCCAATCCATTATCTTTAATGGTTTGCCTTGTGTCACCAAAAGGTAACCGCTTATCAGCAGTCATTAGAATAAAGGTCTTTAGGCCATCGACTGTGCAAGTAACAAATACTGCTTCTCCCAAGGGATCAAGATATTCTAGTTTGATTCCCGTGTTGTTGATAAATCCTTCTCGAACAATAGTAGGAGTAAAGGTTTGCATTCCATTTTGGAATGTGCTGATTGCATCAGATAGTTCTAACATTTTCATATTTTTATATATTAGTGATTGAATAGAGCACAAGAACGATTCCGATAAATCCTATCACAAAGATACTAAGGAGAATGGAACCAAGTGACCAACCATTATCATAATCATTGTAAGTTACTTGTTGAGCATGAACATGAGCAGCAGCATCTCGTTGATAATTATGGACTGCCATATCACTAATAGCATCATAGAGAACGAATGCACCAAGGGCATTAACAAAACCATAACCGCCTGCCGATTGATTATATGTAATTGGATAATGTGTATTATTGATTACAGTGGTTTGTGGAATGTAAGAAGGACGTTGAGCAGGAGGAGAACTAAAGGTAGTTGGATACTTATTCGCATTTTGTGCTTTAAATTCTGAAACATATTGTTCCTTTGGTTTAAACGGAGTTAGAGAAGAGCGTTGAGAAGAATGATCAAAACTATTCTTAGGGGTTGAACTGCTTCCCCCGAACCAACCTTTGCCTGTACTTGATCCCGAACTGCTACTGAATCCACTGCTTTTGGGGGCAGAAGGGGTTGAACTTCGACTGCTACTGAATCCAGCAGAAGAGGATGAACCACTTGAACGAGAAGAACTAAATCCGCTACTTCCAGAGCTTCGACTGCTACTAAATCCGCTACTAGACGAACTGCTTCGACTTGAGCTAAAGCTAGAACTCCCTTTTGCATTGAGAATGTTGGAGAAAGGCAATGCCAGAAGCAATGCCATGGTAAGAAGGATGTTTTTTGTATTCATTGTTTATTTTCTAATGAGATTGTTACTTTACCTTATACTATCAGTTTGT